AGCGTAAGTGTATCAACTTTATCGCCCATTAAAAAAGGATCATACCACTGCATTCCATTTTTTTGTTCCCAGTCACTTATTGAATATGAGTAATCCCACTCTCTTTCATCAAGGACATTTCCATCATTATCTTTAACAATGACTCTTACATATAATGGGTCTTGATTATTGACTTGATTTGTACTGGTATCATTAGCATTGTAATTTTTAACTTTCCATTGCCATAAGTACCCAACAACATTTATACCTGCAATCTTTAATGCATCGTTAATTACATCTTGAGTTTGAGAAACTACTGTATTATTCCATCCAAAGCGTATAGCACCGTCTCCATTTGTGCCAATGTTAGCACAACTTCCACTACTTGTTCCTCCCCAAGATCCATCACCACCATTTTCAGTACTAGCATTCAAACAACCAGTTGTTGCTTGCCAATCCCTACCAGTACCATTTGTATATGCTGTAACATTATTGTTTATAATCTGATCCATGTATGTGCGATCAGTATATTCTAATAGGTCATCAGGATTGGAGGGAGCACCATACAGTGTTCCCATATCAATGTCTTGTTGCGTTAGATCTTGAGCGTTAGAGGAGAGCGAGTAAGATAAGCAGTATACCGCCACCAATAAGGGCATTAGCCGGTGCATTTGCAGCTTCTCCTGGTAGTTGTGGTTTTGGTTGCATATCAGGACTATTATCCCACAACGCTTTTGCTTCGGTTCCTATACTTCCTTTAAAGGGACAAGGAGTTCCAGCCATTTCCATAGCTCTATAAACCGATTCATCTTGACACATCAAAGCAACAGCAGCTACTTTCATACCCATATTATAAAGAGTTTTGGAATTTTTAAGACGTTCACAATTCATATCACGAATATGACCACCACCACTCATACCAACTATCTGTGTTTGAACAGCACTCGACCAAGTTACGGTACAGTTATCATTTCCACCTCCCATAACAGTAGGAGCAATAGCGGACGGTGGTGGTGATTCTATCTTTTGTGTAACTGTAGAATTATTCGTGTTAATGTTATTATTGGTGTTATCACTTGTTGAAGTGCTATTAACTGTAGAATCGCTAGTGTTCGTATTAGTATTTGTATTGGAATTATTACTGGTAGAACTTACTGTAGAATTATTCGTATTTGTATTGGTGTTTGTATTACTACTTGTATTATCAGTAGTTACATTACTAGTGTTAGTGGACGTGCTCGTATTGGTATTCGTGTTAGTGTTTGTATTAGTAGACGTACTCGTATTGGTATTAGTGTTTGTATTATTGTTCGTATTATCACTTGTTATAGTTGAGGTATTCGTATTAGTATTCGTATTCGTGTTATCCGTTGTTGTAGTAATATTTGAAGTATTATTACTGGTACTATTGATAGTACTATCTGTAGTATTAGTAATTGTACTCGTATTGGTATTAGTGTTTGTCGATGTTGTTGTACTATCTATAGTGCTAGTATTAGTGTTCGTATTTGTAGAAGTAGTCGTACTATCTATAGTGCTAGTATTCGTGTTTGTATTTGTATTCGTGTTTGTACTAGTGATCGTCGTATCATTAGTATTCGTATTATCAGTAGTCACAGTACTGTTTGTGGTTGTAGTACTATCATTGTTTGTTTCTACATAGCTAGTACTATCAAAATTACCGTCTGCATCATTAGCAACCTGTGCTTGAACCATAGCAGCGGTCATAACAAAGAAAGCGCTTAACAAGAACTTTCTCATGTCGTTTACCTTTTAGTGTTTCTTAGATATATTTATATTTTTAAATAGATTCATCCGCAATTTTAATGCAGATTGCTTGTTTTCTTGATGGATAATATCCGGCTTTTCCACCTACTTTTAAGGCAAGTTGTTCTCTTTTGGCAAAACAATCTATCATAGAATCAAACGTGTGGTCTGGACCCATAGCGTTTACTGCTACTGGTGTAGTTCCTTCCACAACAATATAAACTAGTATCCACTTCATACGTTATCTTTATCCATGTCTTTTAATATTTTATTTATGGTAGCTTCATCAACACAGTTTAATGCTCTAATAGGCATCAATCTTTTATATTCCATAACTAACTTTGCGACATATTTCTGAGCTTGTTCTGCATCAGAAATACTTGCTATGCAACTTTCTCTGTCTTCAAAGTGTGGATCAGTGAAGATATACACATCACCGTGTATGGTGGCAAATAAAACTACAACTAACCATTTCATTTACTGTACAGTGCTCTTTTATTCTTATAGATTTCATTATAAAATTGATCAACTTCTCTTGTAACACAACCGATTTCATGTACTAATGCAGCATCGCTATTAAATTTTCGTGTAGCGTGTTCCAAGATACCGTTTTTAATATTGCTTTCATACGTGTAATAAAAGTGTGTACACTCAATATGATTAGGAAAAACTTTACCGTTAAAATAAAAAGTTTCTGGTTCACCAGTAAGTGAAGATATTATAGCGTATAGAAATATTGTCTGAAACATCTTAGAAACTTTGTTTCTTTTCTTTTGGTGGTTCCCAAGGCTGTGACCCAGTCCAAGGTTGAAATTTTCCAGCAGGAGAAAGTAGACATATCATACCATCCGGAAACTGAATTGTTATAGAAGCATTTTCTGTTTCCATATTCCACCAAACAGCAACAGCTCCTCTAAAGTATTTGTTACTAGTGGATTCCTTTATTGCTCCGTTACCTACAAACATCAATCTTTCGTTACTTTGTCTCTGAACTTCAAATACGACAGGATAATAATCACAAGGAGCTTGAATTAAAACTCCCCTGCCACTAGATTGATCCGTCTGCTGCGCATAAGCTGGAATGGATAAGCCTATCGCAGCTGCTAAAATAAGTATAAACTTTTTCATCAGTGCTACCTCCATTAAACGAAAAAGAGGGGCTAACCGTGGCCCCTCACGTGTTTATTTCGTAACAACCCGATAATACTATTTATACTCGAAATTCATTTTATTAGAATGAAAAAGTAACACCAACTTTTGATGCTTCGAGTTCACTAGCTTCTACGTCCCAGGTTGTTTCACCATAAGCGGAAAGGCCTTCCATAATTTGATAAGACGCACCAAAGTCAATTGAAAGAGCGTCAAACTGATCACCAAGAACAAATTCTTCATTCTGATAAACATTAAGATCCATACCAGCCGTAAGGCTCACACCAACAATGCTGTAACCCAACTCTGGCTCAAGAGTAACGAGAAGGTTATTCGTATCAGCATCAAGATCCCATGATGCGTCTACTTCTGTGTTAAGTGAAAGACCTGTTGAACCAAGGTCCATTGCTGATACTGATGTTGCTGCAATTGTTGCTGCTACTGTGAGTGCTGCGATTTTCATTTGTTTTATTCCCTTAATGAATTTTTAAAATTAATGTGCCACTATTTCTGTTGCTAGGTAAGTGGCCAACCCCCTGTGTTATGCAGCTAGTGCGTAACCAGATGGTGCAAAGTTATCGTTTGCATTTGTATTTTGTAAACTAGAATACATGTCGATCCTATTTCAGCCCCATCATAAACACTTGAATTTCTCCACAGAATCAGGTAGCTACTTCCCTATCTGCTTCCCAGAATTTTCGAGCGTCCTCTATCAAGTGTTTATGGTGGAGCTGCTGGGTGCCGCCCCCAGGTCCATATAGTCTTTATAACGTCTACAGATTATATAGTATTATATGATGATTAATAACTATAAGATTTATTAATCATTTTTTATTGTAGTAAATATGTTACATCATAATATAATCAGAATCAATATTAAATTCAAGTGTGTTTTTATCTTCTTTCTTATTCATAGGATCCAGAAGATAAGTGCCTGCCCTTTTCTGGTATTTTATTTTTAATCTTTTTCGTACAAGTTCATTTCTTTTTTTATTTCGATAATAATTTGTACTTTTAAATTTAATTATTTCTTGTTTCATTTAGAAAAAATCTTCCAGTGTTACTTCTTTCTTTTCTTTCTTAATAAAACCATATTTTCTTAAAGCATTAACAGAATCTGAAACTCTGCTAGGATATTTTCCCAGAAAACTTCCAGCTTTTAATTCGTCTTTACTGATATAGTGTTTATGAAAATGTGTAATTTTTTCCCAGTTTTCTAGGATTCTTTTACCCATATTATCGAAAAAATTATCAGTTAAGATCGGATCATCTTCTACATAATAAGCATATGAAGCCATAAGATACCATGGTACCATCATATTTATATTATCTTTAAAGATTTCATTAACGTGATTATCCAAGATCATTGTCATGCACATATAGTTGAAGGAGAGCGTAATGTAAAACTTTCATAAGGTCTTTACGAGCATCTGCTGCAGTACCTTTCTTTCCATATCTATTGGAATATTTATCAACATTTCCCATACAGAAACCTGTACCATGACCACGATCCATGATTACTTCAGTGGATTGGAATTTATTCTGAGAATAGTGTTGACTATAAGTAGCGTCAATATATTCTTTAAACTCCTTGATATAGTTTTCTTCGTTAAAACGATAGTCAATTTTATTTTTCATTTTTTCCTCACTTGTAGAAAACATGGTCTTCAATATAAGCTACCTGATCATACTTTACTTTCCAGTATGGTGATACCCAATCGGCATGATACATAGTTGAACCTTTAGTAGGATCCTTAAAGATATATCCAGACATTCTATCCATTAGAACAACCTCGGCTACAATACCAGCTTGTTTCCAAGCATTTTGTGATATTTTATTACTGGGTATTTTATCCGATTTGCCGTCGCAATACCAACTGAACTGACATTTATGTTTAATGATATTACCATTTGAATCACGATTAGCTTGCTTTACAACTCCACAAATTGTATTTGGATAACGAGTATCATCTAAACGATTGAGTGTTACCCATGCTACGGCAACTTGTCCCTTTACTGTTTGATTTCTTGCTTCAAAGAAAATATTTTGCTGGAGACAATGTAAATCATTATTTGTGATTTTACTTATTTGTTTTTTATCCCAGCTATGATCATTGGCATAGAGTTGAGTGCCTGCAACAACTATAATAGCTGTTGCAGTAATACCGTTTATAATACCAGATAATAAATTACTAAGTTTCATTATACTGCTACCTGATTGAATTTGGGAGCATCATGATCTACCAAATCTGCTTCGACTTCTTTAAACTTACGGTCTTTACGGTTACCATATGTATCGGTATAGAGCCATGTTTTTCCATCAAAAAGATAAAGATAATCCGCTCCAGCATAACGATCACCAACTTTTAGGAAGGTATCAACTGAATTATAAATTCGGGGTTCTTCATTTTTATGTACAGCTTCTTTAAGATCATTATCAAGATCATTAGTTAAACCTGAAAGATAACCACAATTTGCAACTGCATTTGCGGCTTCTGTTGTGTTATATGTTTCAACTAAAAGTCTTCCGTTATAAGAAAGATAGCCGTCATAATGGCAGTAAGATGCTGTGACTGATCCGTCTTTATTATAAACTCCGATCATTGATGCGGTACCCATAGTAAGTCTCCTAACCGATTCTCTTTATATTATTAATATAATATATTTAAACTCGTTTGTAAACCCCTAAAATACATTTTTTTTTAAATTTTATTATCAATCCAAAATATTTGATTTGGTGGTAAAAAACCATGAATAAACCATGCTACACCAAAATGTGGGTTACCATTGCCTGTAAAATCAACTCTATGATTATATACTAATGCAGACATACCATATTTACTAAAAAGAGCGCCCCTTCTTACTCCTTGAAATGAAGATACCGGGAGAAGTAATGCAAAAGGTTTTTCTAATTTATAACAATGTCTAATAAATTTATCTTTTTTACTATACGGGGGATTGGTTATAATACCATCATAAACATCGTCTGAATTACAAGTAAAAAAGTCTTTACCGTTACTTCCTTTCATTTTATAGCCGTTATCGGTAAAAGCTTGTACTATATTTGAAGATATACCAGAAGTGGGTTCATAATAAGTTTTATCTTTATCAAGATAATTTAGTAGCGGTTTTATCTGTTCTACTGGAGTGTAACATTCGTCACTTTCTTCATTACGACCAACCACTTTTAAAACATCAAGTATTCCCATATTCATCACATGGAGTTATTTCTGGATTACAATGCATTTCATAAAAACAATCTATAAACTGCCAACCTAGACCTTCTACACCATCTTCATAATCTTCATCATATGCAGCGGCCGCTTCTTCAACCCATTGTTCCTGTTGTTCCTCTGAAATACCACGAAGTTCTGCACCAATAAGAGACCATTCTTCCCAACAGCCGTCCCATGTTTCTAGCATTTCAGCATCTTCATAGTCTTCGCTTATATCTACAAATTCATCTGTTATCTTAGGTAAAAGATAATCTTCCAAATTTGTTTCTTCTGTGATAATATCTTCCTCTCCATAATAATCTGCAAGATATTCTTGAATTGAATCATAGTCTCCTTTATCGGAAAGAAATTCTTTAATTTCATCTTCTGTTTCTGGAACTCTAATTAACCAAGCACCATATCTCCACCCTAATTCTTTACGAAGAAAAATACTATTTCCGTCAGCATCTTTTCTTTTAAATGTATGCCATTCTATAACTGATTTTTTAACTGATGGTTCTAATTTATAATATTTCATAATTTATTTTCTCCAATTTAAGCCATGTCTACCTTTATCTGGCATTGTAAATAAAGCCTTTACTCTACCTTCTGTAGGTTTTCTAGCAAAAACACACCACTGTATTGTTGCAACATCAGGATAAAATTCTTTTATAAATTCTTTAAAACTCGTACCAGTGGTATATACATCATCAGCAATTAGAATAGGATCATTAGGATTATTTGTTGAATATTTATCAAGTGCATTACCTAAAGATATACCACCACGTGGTATACCTACTGCTTTTCTCCAGGGTTGTGGTTCAAACTCTTTTATAATCTGAGCAAGTACATGCCATTCTTTTGGTCTAATTGCATCACATTCTATTTTCCAATTAAGTTTTAGTTTAGCGTGACTTATAAATTCACCAGCTTCAAATAAATCTGAATTAGTTTTATGTGGCATTTATTCCTCTTTTATAATTTTTACACTTTGATTTTTTCCGCAGCTTGGACAATAAAAACTTCCCCTATCTATTCTATAATTTTCTTCCATAGTGGGAAGAGTAAAATAAAACTTACAACAAGAACATGTTATATGCCAGATTATTTCTTTACTACCTTGAAACGCCATAAAAGTCAATGATAATCCGCTTCTAAGAGTTTTATACCAAGAGCCCAGTTTTCTGCAGCATCTTCAATATATCTCATTGATTTACCTTTATAATCTTCAACAAAAAATAGCTTTTCATTATTATCAAAATACTTTATATAACCATATTCTTCTTTGAAATCAAAATGTATTTCACAGTAACCTTTACCGTGGTCCGAATAATAAGTTGAAAGTTTTCTTCCCATTAAATTACTCCTCTTGAATAAAGTTTTCTACTGAAGGATAAATCTTAGAGATTGCTTTTGCAATACCTATAGCTAGATCCATATGTTCTTTTTGAGTCCCGTTTGCGGAACGTAACTCTATGTAATGAATCCATGATCTAATTGTACCACTTGCATATAAACGGGAAACTGTATTACCTTCTGGTAAAATTGCCCGTGCCTGTTCTTTTGCTATACCCCTTTCTCTTGCTTCTTTATATATTCTTTTAGTATGTTCAATTAAAAATTCTTGTTGGGCATGCCACCAAGCCTGTAAGGCTGTATCAGATGTTTCAATACTATTTTGTCTATTTTTTTCATCTTGAAGTCTTGCTTCACGGATAACAAATGCATTACCCATATCATTAGGATCTGCATATCTTTGAGAAAATTCCTGAAAAGAAAATGATCTATGTCTTAAAAACTGTCTTGCAATATCTCTTGTAGTTTCTATTTCAAGAGTAGCAGAAGCCATTTCAAAAGGTGACCAATGTTTATGTTTAACAAGGTAATCAAGTAATTTTGCAGTTGTTTTAGTATTAGCTTGATTACCTGGATTTGATACTCTTGCACAATAAGCAATTAAATCTTGAATATTTTGTAAACCAGCATAACCAGCTTCTCCCGAATGAATACGATCTGCTGGTTGGCTATATGATAAAAGTTTAACTTTCAATGTAACTGGCCTTTCTTTGCTTGTTCAAAACTAGTAATATCATCTTTAAAAAGACTAATCTGTTCTACCATTTTATCATAATCGTATTCATTTAACAATGTTCTATACATGCTAAGACCCGTAGTGACAAGTATAGCTGCAATCAGTAAGGGATCTTGATCTTCTTCAACTAAATCATTTGTTAAATTAATATAGTGATTAAAAACTTCCGAAAAGGCCTTTTCTTCAAAATCTTCCCAGTTCATTGTACTTCTTTCATTACATATGTACGATTCTTAAGAGCATTTAAATAATTTTTACCGGATACTTTTTGCCGAATAAAAGGTTTATTAGTTTCATTGGTATTCGGATTAGGAATAGTTACAACAATATCTTTACCTTGAAGTAAAGCTTTCTGTTGATTTAAAACTCTATGAATAGAAGATTTATATCCCTGTTTCATAAGTCTTTTTGTATTCTGAGAAATATTAGAATGAATACCTTGAGAGATATTTCCGCTTGATTTACCACCTTTGCCTTTAGCCATATTTAACTCCTATAATTTAAAATCTTCAAATTTCTTTACATTTATACCAGTTTTTGTTTTATCAAATACTGGAGTATCATCTATTAGAGTTTGTTCTCCTTCGTGAACATCAAATAGTCTCATCTTTGATCTATCAACCCCGATTACAAACCTTTTCTTATATGTTGGATCGTTATATCTATTCTTTAATTGTTTTACCGCAAGCTGTCCCATTCCTTCAAGTTCTTCTGTCGAGATAAGAGCGAACATGAGGTCCGCGGTTGCGGGTAATCCAAAAGACTCGGACGTATCTTCAAGCCCAATATCCGAGTTACTATAACCAGACCTAGTCGTCTGCGTTGCAGTAACGATCGGTAAGTCAAACTCCACCGCAAGACCTCGTAATTCTTCAGCAATTGCCTTAATGTAGTTGTATGAATTAATGGCACCTCCCATTCCTTTCATTCTACTTGATGCACAAATATTAAGATAATCAATGTATATAATATCAGGCTCGAACGATTTCTTTAGTTTTAATTCGTTTAAAAGGGCACGAAAATGACCAGAATGAGCAGATCCGGTTGGATATTCTTTTATGATTAACTTACCATTAGTTTTAGATGAAAGCCCTCTTACTCTTTCAGCAAACATTTCTTTACTAAGATGTTCTAACTGATCAATAGGTATATCAAGTAAATTAGCATCTATTCTTTCTGCTATTCTTTCTTCTGCCATTTCCATAGTAAGATATAAAACATTATTACCCCGATTTAGATTAGCAGCAGCACAGTGGCACATAAATAAAGATTTACCAACGCCAGTACCAGCAAGACAGACATTAAGACTTTTGTTTGGAATACCTCCTTTTGTAATTTTGTTAAAGTAGTCAAGATCAAAAGGTAATCTTTCCTCGTCACGGTGGTAGAACTCGAATCGTTCTTCAAAGTTTTCAATATAGTCGTGACCGATGTTGGCGTCGAATGAGACTCCGAGCGCTTTCGTGAGAATATCCGGTAAAGCATTTTTTGTAAGACTCTGATGTTTTCCATCTATAATGGAGATTGATTCCATAACAGCATTATATAAAGCACGATCTTGACACCATTTTTCTGTAGTATCATTTAACCAAGTCTCGTCGGATTTTTCCATTTCAAATAGACTAGGTATAATTTCAATAGCATGTCTATATTGTTCATCATTAAAATTATCTGATTGATCGATTTCTATTTTAAATGCTTCTGCTGTAGGAAGTTTATTATACTTTGCAACAAACATTCCTGCTTGTTTAAATAGCATTTTATAAACGCCTTCAAAGTAATCTGGTTTAATGAAAGGAAGAACCTTTCTCATGTATTTTTCATTAGTAAGGATATTTTTAAGAACGACTTGTTCTATATTTGTATTCAAATTTTTATACCTCTTTAAAATGTACTTCTTCTTTATTTTCTATAGAAGATTCTATTATGCTTAATAATATATCACCAGCAAACAATTGTAAATCAATATTTTCTGGAGTTAGATTTTCGTCTGGTGTTGTAATTACATCAAAATCAAAGGATAGTTTAACATCTTCTTCATTATCTACATTTTTACCATCAATTCTAATAGAACCAAATCTAACTACAACTTCATTAAATTCACCTTCAAGTATTCTAACATTCCATACATCATCACCATTTTCGTCTGGTATTAATTCATAATCTTTATTTTCTATATATTTCATTATTCTTCTGCCACAATATCATCCATCTCAACCAAAGATTGATGACCAATAGAATATTGTTTCTTTAAAAAATCTTTGAAATCTGTTTCCGCAAAAATAGGATCCCAAAACTTTTTTTCTAAGGTTTGTTCATGTCTGACTTTGGCGCCGATTTCTCCAGTTTCTCTATCAACTGCAGCGTACCAACCGTTAGAAGGTTTAGTAACATAACCACCGGCAAGAGCACAATCGAGTAAACCAGAAAAATTACGTACACCACCGTCCCAACTAACAGTGATAGGAATTTTAGACTTTTCTTTAACATATCGTGATTTCTCCACATTGATTACAAAGTGATAACCTTGAATTTCTGTACCTTTCTTATCTTGTTGCCTACCGAGAATCCAGATATTATCTGCTGAGTAGTAAATACCTGTACCACCACCAACAATATCACGCGGAAACAGACCAATTTCTTTATAAGTATGGTTAACAGCAAGAAGCGGAATATTCTTCATGGCAAGATATGGTGTTGTCATACGGAAAAGACCCTTAAGTGCTTTTGCTCTTGACATATCAGCAACTGATTTTTCATTCAGTGCATCTTCCATTTCTTTCTTAGATGCTAAGTTTCCAATTGAATCAATAACTACAACAACTTTATCATCACGATCAAGTTCTTCAAGTTGACCAATAATATCGAACTTTAATTCTTCAACATTTGTAATAGGCGTGTGTAATACGCGAGATGTATCAATTCCAAATTGTTGAAAATAAGTTTGAGGTGAACCAAATTCTGAATCATAAAATAGCATAACTGCATCTGAATAATGTTTCATATAAGCTGCAGCCATAAGTAATGCAAATGATGTCTTAAAGTGTTTTGAAGGTCCTGCAAGAACTGTAAGACCTGGTGCTAACCCACCATCTACTGAACCAGATAATGCAACATTAATCATAGGGACTTCTGTTGGAACCATATCTTTTTCGGTAAAAAATTTAGACTCAGAAAGAACTGAAGTGTGGGATAGCTTTGAGTTCTTTTTGAGTTTGTCCATAATTGACATACAATACTCCTTTGTATAGTATTAATTTATATATTATAAACTAAATTACAACAGATAGATAGTAAAAATATCATATTTTTGTAAATAAAATAGTATGATAAAAATAATTGCTATTGTAATTATAGGTTTAAATAAAAATTGTAATATAATCATTAGCAGATATATACCAATAGCATATATTAATAATTCAAGCATAGCTTACGTTTTGTTCCAATTCTCTTGAATCTTTTTCGTATTCTTTTCTATATTCATTGTTTGCTTTAATTGCTTCATTTAATACCGTAAATTCTTTATTTGAAAAATTATTAAATGCTGCTGTATCTTTTGGGAAACAAGCTCCTCCAAACCCTCTTTTGCCATCAAACCCTGGTGCTCTGGTGTGGGATGTTCCTATTCTAGGATCTGTTCCAATAGCATTTACAATGTGACCGAAATTACCACCAAACTTTTCTATTACATCATAGAACTGATTAAACCATAAAACTTTTGTAGCAAGAAAACAATTAAGTCCATATTTTACAAAGCTTGCTTCCGTAGCGGACATATGAAAAACTGGACATGGTTTACATAAACTATACTCTCTATATATTTCTTCCAATCTTTGAGTGGTTTCTTTGTGACCTCCAAATACATGCATATCAGGATTTATAAAATCAGAATTAGCATTTATCTCTGTTAAAAATTCTGGATTGTAAACTACTCTTGTACTTGAACCAGAACCATTAGTAAGACTCTTAATAATATCAGGAGTTACTGTAGATTTGATTACAATAATACCAGTTCTTCTTTGTTTAAGTTTCTTTACTGTTTCAACAACAATAGATGAATCAATTTCTCCATTCTTTCCCATAGGTGTAGGAACAGCAACAAAAGCTACATCTGTTACTAGTGATTTAATATTATCAATACTATTTCCATATTTTGGATCAATAATTATTTTATCGCAGTTATAGTCATTAAACCCATGATCAATGGCTTTTCCTACAAAACCATGACCGACAATAGCAATTCTTAGTTTAGAACCCATTTGGATACACTTCCTTATAATAATTATGAATTAGAGGTTCTCCGTTTTTAGTGAGTCGATCCAATAATTCTTCTACACTTATATTATAATATAGTGCAACATTTTTGTAAAGTTTTTCTACGCTATCCATTATTAGTTTACTCCATAATATAGTTTATACCAGGAAACAAATTTTTCTACACCAACTTCAATTGGTGTAGTAGGTTTATATCCGAGTTTTTGTAGTTTAGTTGTATCAGACCAAGTTGCTTGAGTATCTGCCGGATGTTTTGGTACAAGTTTACGTTTAGCTTTACGATCTAATTGTTTTTCAATATTATCAACAAAGTCAACCAATTTTACTTGTTCACCATAACCGATATTATATATTTCATTAAATTCATTATTTTCAGATAATGTTTGATTAACAACAATAATAATACCACTTACAATGTCATCTATATAAGTGAAGTCACGAATCATATCACCATAATTAAATAATTCAATTTCATTGCCAGCAATAATATTTTTTGTAAAATCAAATAAAGCCATATCAGGTCTGCCCCAAGGACCATAAACAGTAAAGAAACGAAGACCGGTGGTTTTAGGAATTTTACTTGAAATAAATTGGCATTCGTTGGTGGATTTAGTAAAACCGTATGGGTTTAGTTGATAACCAGTTTTTTCATCTTCATTCCATGGTAATGGATTTCCAGCCATGGTACATGATGTAGATGCATATACCACATTTTCAATATTATTTTCTATACAAGCTTCTATTAAATTTTGTGATCCAGTGATATTATTATCAATATATTTTTGAGGATTTTCTAATGAATGACGAACACCTGCGTATGCAGCTAAGTGAATAACAACATCAGGTTTTGTAGAAGCAAGAAAAAATTTTAAATGTGCTTTTTCTTTTAGATCAAGACGTGTTACTTCAACACCAAGATTTTTTAAATTATTTGCTCTATCTTCTTTTAAAGAAACATCATAATAATCATTAAAGTTATCAAATGCCGAAACCGTATGACCTTCGTCTACTAATTTTTGAATAAGATGATAACCGATAAAACCAGCGCCGCCAGTTACTGTAATATGTGACATATTTTTCTCCTTCTACACTTATATTATATCATAAAATTTTCTAAGTGTAAACTATTTTTATTATTAAATTTAAGTACGGCACTATTTAATGCCTTTTCTAATTTATTTCCATACATATTTTTTGAAGTAATTTTATAACAAGAATTGGCAATTTGATGTCTTTCTTCTATTGTAACATTTGAAAACTCTTTTACCTTATCAATAAAATCTTTTTTATTTTCGTATATATGAACATATTTTTGATATTCTGGTTCTACCATTTCTTTTGCAGGATGTGAGTTTTTTATCCCTTTTACAATAATTGGTATACCACGAGAAAGCGCTTCAAGTGAGGTAATTGTAAAACTATCATAATATGCTAATCCTACAAAACAACACGCCGATTTTGCTATATTTTCCATAATGATTTTATGTTCAATATCAAGATTGATTAATCTATCTGAAGTATTAAAATTTTTAAATGCTTTTTCAACATAAGAATTTAATTTTTCATTATCTTTAGTCATATGATTTAAAGTAGTATATACTTCGGTTTTAAAATCTGTTTTGCTTAAAAAGTCATGTATCAAAAAAGTCTGTTTATCTTTATTTGCAGCAGAGACATGTCTAACAATACCGTCAGAACCCAATACATTTTCTTTATTACTATATGAAGAAAATACTATTGAGTCTGCACTTATTTTACCTTCAAAGTCCCAGTTTTTTCTTTTTCTGCCATAAAATTGTTTTATAGTTTTTGCATGATATTCCGACATTGCGCAAATAGAATGTCTTTCACTGAAACTTGATAATTTATTTGCAGACATAAGATCTGATAAAAATCCGGGTGCAGCGTGACACATATAAATTATAGGTATATTTATTTTTTGTAATTCATTATAAAAACCGCGTTGAAAATATGCATTTGATAAAATTATATCAGGTTTAAATTTTTTTATTTTAATTATAATATCTGTTACAATTTTTTTTCTATTTTTAGTACTTTTTAAATATGATTTTATTCCTATTTCAGGAACTTTATCATCATAATAATAAACATCATTTAAATATTCATGTAGATTACCAAAAATAGTATATGCTTTTACGTCATGACCTCTTTCTCTTAAAACTTCTATCTGTTTCAACATACTCTCATCAACGCCACTTACTCTTTCTTTAAAAGAAAAATAAGTATAGAATGTATATGGAATTATGAATATTTTCATTATATTAAACTTTTTGCGTACAGAACATAAGATCAACACCCTCGGCTTCTGCTTCAGCAGTTAAATGAGTTTCTACCTGATGGTTTTGCGGAAGTTCAATGGAAACCGTTTCACGTGTTACTGGGCAAAAATATTCTGAGTGAACACGAGGAACTGAAATGCCATATACTTCTACACGAGTTTCATATGTAAAATCTTCTTTTAGATGTGTAATGATTTTACGATTAGTTGCTTCACCTTTTGGATCAACACCATAGGTACTAATACGTCCAGCCCAACCGTTTGTTGAACCTGCTTTGCCAATCTTAACAAGATCGCCGTTAACATACATACCATATACAATATCACCCATGGCTTTAAAGTCACGAGTTTCCATACCATCGGCTTTTGTAAATACAAGCTTTTCATAAGTACGAGAAGGCTTGTTATTATTTACGTTTGTTGTATGTTTTTGAATTGTAAAATATCCGAGATAAGTTCCAACTTTTTTAAGATTTGTAGCAACGTTAGACATTTTAGTTCCTTTCCGATTCTCTTTATATAATCAACATACTATATTTTTAGGAGTTTGTAAACCCCTAATTTGCATATATACGATTATTTTTAATGTGCCACGTTTGTGTCACAGGGAGACCGTATTCGTCTTCATCTATACAGATTACTACAACGGTTTTCTTTACCGTTCCGTAACGGTATCCATTGCAGACCCAGATTTTATGAGGAAAATCTTCATTAAATGAAGTAATCGGATCATCATTAATAGAGTATTCAAAACAATTGCCAACCTCTTTTTCAGTAAAAATGCCGATTGGTGAATTTGTGTGAGTCCAGTAAGCCATAAGAAGTCTCCGATTCTATTTACTCTTACAACATATACTAAAAATCATCACTTGTAAACCCCTAAAATACATTTTTTTTAAATATTTCTATACGCATATTCTATAGCACGATCAGCTTCTATATTAAGAGGTCTATTTTCATATCTCTTTGCTGTATCTGCATCAAGTTGTTTAATTAGTTCTACAATTTCAAACGTATTTATAGGATATTGTTTCTTAATTGCATTACTTGCTATAGAAACCATTATTTTATAAACCATAGCATATCTTCCGGTATTATCTACATATGCTATATTTTTAAAATCTCTGATAAGATTCTTATTTACAAATGGGCAATCTTCATAATTAGTCCAATTGACATTATTATTTTCCATTTTATTCTTACGATATTCTATAATGGATTTTTGCATTTCTGTTGGTAATCTATCTAAGAATGTTCCAGTTTTCTTTTCCTGATAAGGATGAGCACTCATCAGTTCTTCTGGATCTATATAAGAACCACCAGTGTTAGTAAAAATAAAGTTGAAAGCGCCAGAGTACGAACCAGGGATATAATACATTCGTGATAAATCTTTAGTTTGCGCATCGCCGATAGCCTTAAGTTGTGTGTTGAGTGCGTACCAAAAATGTCTGATATTATCTGATCTAACTCTTTTTGTAAGTGGGAAGACCAGACGAAACTTTGGTAAACTTTCTCGACTGCTAGCAGTACTATAGCAAACGAAATAGTACTTACCATATATACGAATAAGCTCATTTTTTAAATCCCCTTTAAACTCGTGATCATCTACATCCATAGCTGCCCAGCCAGCCCAGTCTATCACATTTTTATTTGCTCTGGTTGTATCTTCAATATATGAAGCTGGAGATATAAGTTGAGCATCTTTTTTATCCTTTAACTTTCTTTCTGACAACTTATATAAAAATTTTTCAAACTGTGAAAAATCAGAAAAACTCATATTCTTATGAGTCTTATTATCATAAATAGATTTAAAGAATGTTGCAGAAACTTGCATAATCAGCTCGGTATTTGTTCTTCATCCATCCAACGCAAAAGATTTGCCTCATTAAATTCTACCGCAGGATAAAATGTCCCACGTGATTTTTTAGTAAGATTAGGTTGTCCAATCTTTTGTGCAAATTCTTTTAAATCTTCCTCTGTCCTAAATCTAATAACAAGAGCAGCATAATCCTCTCTATTCTCTTGTTCAAATTCTGGCATATCATCCCAACCCATAGGATCAAGATCATCTTCTTGTCCGTCTAATACAAATAGGTTAGCTCCTTTAGGTTTGCTCATAGTAGGGGTTCTCCGCGTTTCCAAATTCTGTAGTTGCTTTTTTATATTGTTCCATAGTTAATTTATGTAATTTCATACCGTGTTCGTTTACACCACCTTTAATAACATAGTCATCACGATAGATAAGCTTATTCTTTTTAAACGGACTATAATCTACATGGTGATGCCATCTATTATATCTATGTACAACTTTAACCAGATCTGGATGTTGTTCTACAAGTGCTTGTGCAAACTGTAAACGATTGTCTCCGTCAACATACACATTATCAGTATTACCACCGCCCATAACAAGAGTTGTAATTTTACCACATAAGAATGCATTAAATAAAATTGTACACCAATCATCTTTTAGAATATCAAGACTTAGAACCGTATCTTCATTGTATTTACCACGCCAGCGATGTTTCAAATCGTTAGATAATAGAATACAAGAATAAATTCTGGTATTAAGTGTATATGGCTTTTTTTTCTGAGAAGCTGGGGCAAAATATTGATAATTCATACCAGACATTTTTACATTAGTATATCGGTCGGTAAAATCTTCACATAATCTAATAATAGTTCCAGAGGTTACTTTAGTTTTTCTATTCTTATGTAATCTATAGAAATGTTTAATATTATCATCCATAATCCAATGCCGCTTATGACCTTCATTAATAGAATGTTCCCAAACAAAGTTACGTGCAGGAATAGAACCGCCAATTCTGCCTTTGTTATCTGGAATTGCATACTTTGGATTTTCTCTAAAATCTGTAGGCAGAGTTATAATTTTTTCGGGTGATATACCTTTAGCATAATCATCATATTCACTATCTTCAATAACAATTCTGTATGGTACTCTCATTTCTTCAAGAGTTTTTGAAGTAAGACGTGAGTCCGCTCTACCCTTAGAAATTATATAGATTGGGTATTTTGGTTGCATTAATTATCACCTTCCTTTATAAACACACCATCCACCATTCTACCTTTACGGTCTTTAATATCATTATAGGCTACTTCAAGACATTCTTCAAAACTTATATTGTTTCTTTCCATAATATTAATTAGAACAACCATAATATCACCACAATCGTCTCTAATGTCTTTATTTTTACAGATACTGTCCGATAGCTCACCCATTTCTTGAATAAGTTTCATATATTGGTCTTTATCTGTAGAACCTTCAATAAGATTTCTATCATGATGCCACTGAATAATTTTTTCTACATAGTTCATTTTTATATTATATCCTATTTTTACTGATATGTAAAGTATTATTTATGATTTTCGCAAACTCTTGATCTTAATCCGCTTGAGCTAAATCTATGATCTCTTTTATTAAAGTATAGTTCAATTCCACGATTACGGCATTCGTCCTTACCTGTAAAATCTTTTTGTCTATATTCTTCACCAAGTATTCTTATATCAATTGGGTACATATTAATAATATCTAAAAGATCATTTTCAGTACAATAAATAATGACTTCATCTACATACTTTACTGCTTCAAGTTGAGCTTGTCTTTCAACTATAGTTTGTATGGGAGAATTTTTTTCTTTTCTATCTAATGAAGGATCTACTTGTAGTGCTGCTATAAGCCAGTCACATTTTGATTTGGCTTCTCTTAACATCATTATATGACCAGCGTGTAGTAAATCAAATGTACTAGCCGTTAAACCGATTTTCATTTTAGTCATCTTTCTTTGTTATACTCCAAACACCATCAGTTAATTCTTCCCAAAGTAAAGTATCTCCTTCATCCCAGCCTACTTGACTAAGAGCTTCAGGAGGAAATTCAATAAATAGTTCCTTAGTTTTTCCATTTTCTTGTACTTCTAAAGTCCAACTATTACTTTTTATTTTTTTCATTATACCCTACAGTTTCTCTTACAATATCGTTATGATTAAACTCAGCCCAATAGAGTTCGTAAGCAACACCGGACTCTAGGCATTCAAACTGATGATAAAGACCTGGTTTGACTTTTGTATAATCTCCTTCATATAAAATAGTTTCGTCCACAAGATCATAATCCTTCTGCCAGACACGAACCAACATTACACCTTTTTCGACATAGAACCCATTCCATTTAAACTCATGAAGATGTTTAGAACAAACACCTCCTTTATTCATTTGAATACGATGAAACTCTAAAGAACCATTCGCTTCAATAAGTTCTGTTACACCCCACACTTTTCCTGCTTTACTCATTGTTTTTATCTTTCATAATATTAATAGTATTATACATTATATTCGACTTTTTGTAAACCTTTATATGATAAATTAGTTAATATTTTATATGTTTCTTTCCAGTCTTTTACTTCATGATTCCAAGAGTCTGGTCTCATTTTAACTTCTAATGCTAAAGGATAATCATTGCCACCGGCTTTCATTTTATCACCAAAAAATACAATAGGACCATCTATATGATTTGCAACTTGACTTTTATCATTTCCTATTTGAGTAATATCAATTCCGGTTTCTCCTGCAACTTGTGCTTTATAGTAGGAAAACCTCTGATTGAATTTTTTGGCAATTGTTATTCTTTCATCTATTTGATCGTCCCATTGTGTATATATGAATCTTTCTTCAAAAGAAGCATTTCTACCAAGAATACTAAAATTTACCAAGCCTGGTCTCTGTTCTATATGATTTCCAGTCCTTATACTAAATTTACTATTCTTTAATTCTTTTTTTAGCCAATCCACAATTTCTTCTGAAAGTTTCCAATCAGACTTATAAATTTCTTCCCCATTCTGCCAAATACTATTGCCGCAACAGTTATAGCATTTAATAACTTTTTCACATATCTCTTTACCAACCTGTTCGACCGTTTTTATATAATCTGAACCCGTAACAAGATAGACGTTGTTTTTTTCTATAAATTCTAAAAAGAATTTTTGAAACTCTTTATCCATTTTCATTCTACTGGGTGTAAGAGTTCCATCCACATCAAAAACATAATTAATCATCCAAAAAAGTCCTCCAAAGTTTGAACATCTTTTACCGACCACCCTACAGCTTCAAGTATAGGGTTAAGAGGTTCGATAAATGTTTTTTCAAATTGCATATCATAGTCCACATATTTATGTAAATTTAATTCTTCAGGTAAATAATCTGGAAAAGAAATAACATTTTCACGAATAGGATTAGGAAGTTTCATATAAGTAAATTTAATTTTTTCTCCGTTTTGTATCATAATATACTTTTTATCTAAAGCTTTATCTTTTACATGATAGTTATATAAAAGAGCACCACGAACATGAATAGGTGTTGTTTTTACATCTATTTGTTTAGAACCTTCTGTCCATTTTTTAGAATGGGCAGAATTACAATAAATATTTTTATTATGTGAAAATTTATTAATATCTGAAACACCTCTAGGAAAAGCGACCGCTTCTGGAGGTAAAGATTTAAATTCAGATTTAAAATTATTAATATAATTACGTGTTTCCGTTTCTGTGCTACTAATAATAATCTTAAATATTTCTCTGAATTTATCTCTTACAACTTGAGGTGTTGAAGATTTAATTGCTTCTATACCCATCATTTTTAGTTTAGGTTCTGCGTATTGTACTCCTTCGTTATTATGTACGTTAAGTATATAGCGTTTTTTAGCAGTCCATATTCCACGATCTGCAATAACTTCTCTACCCATTTCCATTCTTGGAGTATAACCATTAAGTCTGTAAAATAGTTTATCATATGCCATAGCAATAATTTTTTCAAAGTGGTCTTTACATAATTTATCAATGGCTTTTACGGGATCTTTAGGATTTAATTTTTCAATAAGAGGACCAAAATTAATATAAACAGAATCAGTATCAATTGCTATAACATAATCGGTATTTTCTGTTTTTAAGATTTTATTCATTTCTTCATTTATTGCTCTTTCCGCCCACTTGATCGAAAGCTGACCAGTTAAAGTTACGCTTTCAGCAAGAGCATTATCAAAATATTTAAAGTGTTTATTAGCAAGAGCACCATAAAGAGAATTAAGCAAAATTTTAATTGCCATCTGATTATTTTCTAGCTGATTAATCTCAGACTCGAGATATGAAGATTTTGTTTTTTCATACTGAGATTTTGCATCTAACATTTTCTTCTTTATTTGTGTTCTTTCTGAATAATAATCCACAATAAGTTCTGGAATAATACCCTGTTTTTCTCTTGAAAAAGGAACACCACTAGCACAAACAGAAAATTCTTCATCAATTTTATCTTCTCCGTTTAGATAATGATCAACACCTTGAGGGAAAAATCTCCAAGTTTTATTGCGAATAATAGTTTCCGGTGATATGTTAGATTGAACAATAATATTTGGATACAGAGAATTTAAATCAAAAGATACTACCCAATCGTGTGCTCCTACTTGAGGATCTTTTACATAACCACCTTCAATAACATTGGGATTAGAATTATTTTCATAAGCAACTCTTTTTATTTGTTCAATAGGAGAAACAATATTTTTAGAAAGTAATCTGCGATAAAGGATAGATTCCCAAATTGAAGTCGTACCAAAAGTATCAGATAAATTAGTGCCAGCCCTATATGCCATAGTCATAGCCAGATTAATAAGACCCATTTTGGCATCCATTTTATCAATTAGTTGTACATCTCTAATATTATAGTCAATAAATTTTTGATGATCTTGTTTATATAAAGTATAAAGATTACCATGTTCTTCATAAGATAATTTCTTTTCTCCAAGTACCGTATTTGCAACATGATCTAATCTATACGATTCTTGAGTACCATATGAGTATCCAAACTTTTTAAATAATTCAAGATAGTCGGCTTGTTGAATACCAACAATTTCATGGTTAACCTGTGGTCGACCCATGATTGTGGTATTTCTTTCATTAACAAGTTTCCACGGTGATAATTTATTAGCAGCTTCCTGTGTTCCAATAATCTTGATCCGATTAACGAGATACGGTATGTCAAAAAATCTGGTATTCCAGCCAGTTATAATATCTGGATAATTTTTAGTCCAGTATGTTAGAAACGAAACCATCATGGCTTCTTCTGAATTAAATTGATGATATTGGATTTGTCCACCATCTAAATTAATTTCAGTTTTAGACGGATCATAATTATCTAAACCCCATACTTGATATATGGAAGATTTACTAGATTTAAGCGCAATTGATATAATAGGATAAGCTGCAGCTTCTGGTGTAGGGAAACCATCATCAGAAGCAACTTCTATATCAAAATTAACTACATTTGTATTTTTTGGATTAAATTTAATATCATCAGGAAATTTTTCTGTAATAAACTGATGAATATAATTACGGGTGCCATATATTTTTGCACCTTCCATTTCCGAATATTGCTCAAGAAATTCTTTAGCATCGCTCATTTTTTCAAATTCGACTGGTGCAATATTCGTACCATCAAAGGATTTTATCTCTGTTGGATTTTTAGATGGTAACCAAAATTTTGGTTTAAATTTATAGCGTTGATTAATAGGTGAACCGTTAGGTGAATATCCACGATAAAGAATGGAATTGCCATAACGGTTCACTGAAGTGTAGAATGAATTCAAAATAATAACCTCCAGTTTGGAATTATTATATCATAAATTAGAAAGATTGTAAACGTCTTTTTTTCATATCATATGGCCAAATACCTTCTGGATGCCAGTACTTATTATTATAATAAGCCCATTCTATACTGTAGAAAAAAGGATAGCCCATTTTCCTTAAATATAGCCACCAGTTAAGCCAGCCTTTCATATTAATCTTTCTTTGAAACAAAAGAATACATTTCTTTTGCTTTATCCATTAGATCATCCATTGTATAATATTCTTGGATTGCTTTTTGAAATTCTTCAGCTGTTGCTTTGTTTGTATCAAACTGTTGTCTCCAAAAGTCTACATTCATATGATACTGTTGATCCATATAGTCTTTTGCAAGTTTGAGCATATCTGCTCTGATTTCAAATGGGTTTTTATTTGTCATTTTTATTTTCCTTGTGATTGTGTGTGATCTGAGGGGCGGTTTCCCGCCCCCTGAGCTAACTAAAGCCTTCTGATTATAAAGTTTTATTTATAATACATTAGCGATTATTTTGCAGCTTCTTTAATTCCATCATAACATTCTTGGCTTGTTCATGGTATCCCATTCTAGCCAAATGTGTTGCGGCACGTGAGTGACCAACTACTAATGCAAAGTGGTTAAATGATTTCCACGCTGAAGAAAGCATTGAAACCAGTTCTTGTCTAAGTGACCACCAAATGTGGGTTACTTGTGCCACCATTATACCCACCCTTTCAGGTTTTGATTCTGATAAGCGATATATCTAATATCACCTCTATGGATTCCGATATCGTTTAAATCCTTATCAGACAAAGCCATCAATTCGTTGTATGTTTGGCGCTGTAGTTTGTTTAGTTTACGTGCTTGTTTTAATGATTTAAAGAACTCAATTAACAGTTCAGCTGTTTTCGTTAAGTAGCTGTGCGCTACCAGTACTGCTTGTGTCATGTTCGACCTCGTTAAATTTTCCAATTGTAATTTTACGAGGACGCATTTCTTCAGGAACGACGTACTTCAATTCTATTGCAAGAATACCGTCCTGAATATCTGCTCCGTGTACGTGTACGTGCTCTGACAGCCGGAACGTGCGCTTAAACTTTTTCGTGCTAATACCACGATGTATAAACTCACGACCTCTTGATTCGTGTTCTCCTGTTACTGTTAAAGTTCTATCTTTAACTTCAACTGTTAGTTCATCTTTGGAAAACCCTGCAACAGCAAGCTCGATTAAATAATCGTTTTCATCTGTTTTAATAATATTATGTGGGGGATAATGATCTTTTGAATGTTTAGCTGTGTATTCTAACTCATTAAATAGATGATCAAAACCAACAAAAGATGAACGTGGAAAAAGTGTTTGTATGCCTGTCATTGTTTTCTCCTTTTTGTCAAGCAAGAATTAATAGTGGACCCATTTCTGGCATCCACTATTATTTATAAAAATAAGCTATTACTTTAATGAATAGCTGATATTCTATTTTCTTCCAATATTATATTTTGGACATAGCTCCCATTCTTGTTTATCTTTAAATGGGATAATTTTAATTTGTCTTAATGGGGATAAAGGCTGCGCTTTACTTTCTTCTTGAATTGTTACTAAGCCCCAGTCTGACATAAGAGTAGCGATCGTATTTCTTCTAGCAATATCGCCTTCTTCTAAATTAGATTTTTTACCATCTAATAAAAATAGTTCTTTAAAATGAACTATAAAGTATCTGCCTTGTTTATGTAATATATGACAAGACTGAAATAGTTTTTTTTCTTTTCGAGATGCAACCCCTATACGGGTGAGTGTTTCTCTGACCTTTAAAAAATCATCAGGTTCATTTAGAGAAACTTCCAGCATAGTTTCTGGAGTCCATTTCACTAATTCATTATTGACTTCATTCATATCTTCAACTCACGTAAATTATTATTATAGTTATATCATGATATTTCTATTTATAATAACTTATATTTACGGTTTTTTGCCACCTTTACTCATCTTCTTACTAATATAATCCATTTGTTCTTTTGTAAGTAAAGGAAGCACTTGATATGCTTTTTCTTTAGAATATCCGTAATATTCTTTTATTAAGTCAACATCTAAGTTTTTATCCTCTTTGGTCCATTTAGAAAATCTTTTACGTTTTCTAATGAGAGTTCTAAGGAAGTCATATTGCATTTTTGAATCTATATGAGCATTCATATTCATTTCATTGGCATATATAACAGTATCATTAAAATAAGATAATCCACGATTAACCATGAATGAATTATATGCTTTTTCATCCAAATTATCTTTCATTATATTTTCTTTAGAATAATTAATACTATTTAAATAATCAAAGTGATTCACGAAATAGCCCTCACTAAAGCTTGTATTCTCATAACATCTATAGCAATATCATGAATAGGATTATGATGAATAAAATCTTCACATCCCTCAGGTATAAAATTATTTCTTAATCCGCTGCCCCAAGATAGACCTTCTATAATTGATCTGGTATCTCTTAATTGCCAAAATCTATATGGTTGTGGTTTATGTAATTGGTCCATAATATTTTCAAATATAATAGGATCAAAATTATTACCTCTTGTATATACTTTATCAGTATTATTGTCGGATACTGATATAAAAAAGTCATAAAGTTCATTAATTGATTTATCTCTGTCTGATGGAATTATCTGTTTCTTTGCTTCAGTTCCTTGTTCATTCCACCATTCCAAAGTTTTTTTATCTATTACCCTATTATAGTTTTTAACTTGGTCTTGAACATCAAACTTTAAAAGTTTTGCAGAATTAACTAATTCAGAAAAAGTATAACCAGTATTAATTGTAAAATTATCTTCTGAAAATTTAAGAATTGCTAAAGAAACAACTACACCATTATATCTATCTGTAGATAATGTTTCAAAGTCAAATATTAAAGAATTAGTCATTTATAGTCTCATCTATTTGTTTTTGAAATATACGTTGAGGTAGGGCACAAATCCAATAATATGGTACCCAGAATAATATGTTATATAAAATAATTTCAGTCATTCTTTGCTATCCACAATCTATCTAAAAAATAAAACCATACTGCATTTGCAAGAGGTTCTACTACAGCGTCTGTAGCTGCTATCCAAAGAGGTACATCTGATATAAGCATAAGACAGGTTATTGCAATAAAAAAATGCCCAATAGTATAAACTAAAGTTCTGAGTAAACTGCCTTTAAGAGATTGATATGATGATGTAAACTCACTCATTATTATAACCTATATTTAAAGAAAAGTAAATACTAAGCATACACTTTATTAAATTGATTTGTACATCTTACAAAGGTAGTACACTTACTTAGCTGTTTTAATTTTCTTGCTCCTACATATGTACATGTAGATCGAATACCACCCAATATATCTTGAGTGGTGTTTTTAACTGATCCACGATATGGAATTAAAACTTCTCTTCCTTCAGATGATCGATATTCCTTTAAACCACCAAAATGTTTATCATTTGCAGCTTTACTACTCATACCATAAAATTGAACAAATTTCTTTTCTTTAATAACTTCTTCAAACCAATTTTTTTCAGGAATTTCTCCATTCATTCCATCATCACGTTCTGGTCTTAGTTCGTTGCTTTGATAGTACTTAGTAATTATTTCACCGCCGCCTTCATCGTGTCCTGCAAGCATACCGCCTAGCATTACAAAGTCGGCACCAGCAGCAAAGGCTTTAGCAACATCACCAGGACAAGTACAACCACCATCAGCAATGATATGGCCACCCAATCCATGTGCTGCGTCTGCACATTCGATAACCGCACTAAGTTGCGGATATCCCACTCCAGTCTGTATCCTAGTAGTGCATACGCTACCAGGACCAATACCAACTTTAACAATATCAGCGCCATTTAAGATTAACTCCTGTGTTTGATCTGCAGTAACTACATTACCTGCAATAATTACAAGAAAAGGATAATGTTCTCTAAGAAACTTAATAAACTGCACAAAACGCTCACTATATCCGTTTGCCACATCCACACAAAGATATTTCAGATTTCTTTGAGTTTTGTTATAAACTTGAGCAAGCTTTTCTTTGTCAGCTTTTGTAATGCCAATACTCATGGCAACAAATTCTGTTCGTAAGTCAACTCTTGGATTAAAAAAATCTATAAGTTCTTCGGCGCTATATGTCTTAACAAGACAAGTAAACATATTATAATGCTCACTTAATTCATCAGCCATTTCCATAGTACCAACACCGTCCATATTAGCTGCCATGATAGGAACACCATCATAATCATATGAACTTTCTCTAGCCCCACCCAAATTAGCAAAAGTAAACTTTCTATTTAAATCTACTTCTTTACGTGATCCGAGTGTGCTTCTTTTAGGTCTAATTAAAACATCACTATAATCAAGTTTTAATTCATTATCCAAAATCATTCTATGTAAACTCCACGTTAGCCATTATTTCAGTCATACAGGCTACTACGTTTAATTCGTGATCTGCAACAAAAGCATTTTTATATTGATAATCAGCTAAGATAAGAACAAGTGCTGGTATAGATTGTGGCTTTATATGATCTGTCATTCTATCATATATACCACGGAAGATTGATGATGCATCTGTATCAATATTATTTACAACCCATGATCGCATTTTCTTAAAGTCTTTATTCTTAAGAAAATCCATAAGACTCTTATAAGATTGATCGCCAATATTGATAAGAATACCAGAATCAATTTTTCCACCAATGGAATATCTTTGGACTTCATTTAGAATACGTCTCCAATCTGGACCATATTTCATAATGAGCTCAGCTAAAATTTTATTTTCAAATTCTACATTTTCTTTCTTTAAAATGGTTTGAAGTCGAGATAGCATTTGAGCAGCCAAAGGGGCCATATCTTTTTTAGATGTATTAAACTCATAAACAGAACATCTCGAATGAAGTGGTTCAATAATTCTATTCTTAAAATTACAAGTAAGAATAAATCTACAATTATTTGAAAATTCTTCTATGAATCCCCGCAAAGCAGGTTGGGTGCTCTGGGGGTTCAAATAATCAGCCTCATCGAGAATGACTACTTTATACCCGCCTTGCAGGGAAACAGAAGAAGCAAATTGTTTTATCTTAGTTCTAAGAGTATCAATATTGCCTTCTTCTGAACCGTTAACTAAAATGTAATCAAGTTCTAATTCATTACATAATGCTTTAGCTACAGTTGTTTTACCAAGACCGGCAGTCCCAGAAAAAAGCATATTAGGCAATTCACCGGACTTGATAATATTTTGAAAAATAGTTTTTAGATTAGGTGTTAGGATAGTATCTTCAATAGTTGCTGGGCGATATTTTTCTACCCACAAAAAATCACTGTTCATAATATAATAATATCCTTAAATATTAATCTTCGGCTTGTTCTTGTTTCCAATTTTCTACAACTTGCACACCTTGTGTACACTGGTCACGTAGGTTACCAATAGTAGACAATTCTTCTCCACGAAAACCGCCACGTTGTGTAATAGTATCAATAATAGCAATTGAACTACGGGCAATTTGATTCAAAAGTTCCATTGCTCGTTTTTGATCTTCTTTATCAGACATTTATTATTCTCCGTATGTTGATGTCTTTTCAAGGGCAATCCAGTACATAAGATCACCAGTACTTTTAGTAAATTTAGAAATTAGTTTTGAAGAAATTTCTACTTCATAATCTCCTTGATCAATTTTTAAATTAGAAATATTAAAAATAAAATTGTATTTATCAGTGTTAGAACTACCTTCCACATCAATAGAAAAACTATTTGCAGTAGCATTTTCACCTGATGTAACAACTAAACTTACACTTGATCCACTAGGTCTCACATGTAATTCACCATGACCAAGAGCAGATGCTGCTCTTTTTACTTTATTTAAAGTATCTCCGTCAAGAGTAAACCTTATATCTGTATCTGGCATTTTTACTTCTTTTGAAGGAGAAGTTAATATTTCAGTATCAGAATAAAAATATTTTATCTTTGATCTTCCAGTAGAATCTCCAATAATAACATAATCTTGTTCAAAATTAAGCCGTGGCGAATCTACCAAACCAAGGACACCCAAAAATTCATTTAGATCATAAATACCAAATGTTCTTGGAAAGGTTTCCTTAATTTCAGCCTTAGAAAGAATATTTTTTGCTTCAGAGATAGTTTGAAGTGTATTGCCTTCATTAATAACTAAATTTGAATTTATTGAAGCATAATTCTTTAACACCGAAAGTGTTGATTCACTAAGTTCCATTATAATTTTTCTCCATTTCATAAAACATAGCTAATTATATCATATTTTTCTAATATAGTAAACAATTATTTTCCATATCTATCAATTAATTTTTCTAACATATTAGGTATATCATTATTAATACTATAACCTATATCTATTGCAGTCTTTACTGTTTTACGAGTAAAATCTAAAGCATATCTATTACCATTAGTATCCATACCAGTGTTGATTAAATAAACATTACATTCGTGTTTCCGAACCTTTTTCATTAATAAATCACTATACTCTTTTACTGCTCTCGGCATAAATGGTGATCCATAGCATGGGCTAAATAATGGTTTTATTTCTTCAGATCCTGCTTCAGTACCTGGCATTTGACTGGTATAACCCGTTTCAAAGAAACGCTTTACTGCCTTATCATCAATCTTAGATACTGGTGGAAAGGTACCAGTTGCATCCATAGTTAAGAAAAATATATTATCTGGGTGACCAAAATCTTCATTACTATAATATGCATTTTCAACAGAAGTTATAGGATAACTTAATCTAGCATTTGATACACCAGGATTTTCTATTACTAAACATTCTTTTTTTCTAGCATCTTCAACAGCATAAAAAATAGTATGATGAGTTTCTGGAGTCAGACCTTCACTTTTAGCATAGCAGCCCGTTTCTACCATATGAATGCCAGTATCATCCCAGTAAACTTCATCATCACTAATTAGTTTATATTCTGGATCACTACTTAATGTGGTTTTACCAGTACCACTTAATCCAAACATAAGATTAGTTGTATCATTATATGTAAATGCACTACAATGCATAGGTAGAATATCTTTTTCTGGTAATTCAAAACTAATAATACCAAAGATACCTTTTTTAATTTCTCCTAAAAATGTAGTACCACAAATTAACATAACATGTTCATCTAAATTAACATAGATATATGGTTTATCAACTACCATTTCCGTATTATGAATAATTGTCCAATCGGCAGTGTATTGTAAAGGATTATCTACTACTGGAAACATATTACGAACAAACTGTGCGTGTCTATCATCATTAGTTTCTACACGAAAACATAAACCGGCAGTATAAAATACAAGATTGTGAGAATAGTCCATAAGATCCATTCTCATACGCATTACTTCATAATCTTCTAAATTTCCAATTTTATTATATTTGGGTCTAGTTAAATCAAGATGTTTTGTTTTTTCTCCTAAAAAATATTTATTTTCTGGGCTTCTACCTGTAGGTTTGGTTGTTATTTCAATATTTGGCATTATGCCACCATCTTACTGAAGTTTTTCTCTTTTCTAAACTCCAGCTTTTCTTCAAATTTTCCATCAAGTATTTCTCCTTTATGAGATATAACAAAAACATTTGTATCATCATCAAGAGTATGTAGGATTTTCATAAGATTATCTACACCATCATGATCTAAAGATGAATCAAAAGTTTCATCTAATATAAGTAAATTAGTGGCTACAGAATTTTTCATTTTGGCTATCATGCGCCAAGTAAATAATAATGCAAGATCTATTCTTTGTTTTTCTCCTTCAGAAAAAGAATCATATGAAAAAGCATCTCTATGACGGGATCTAATAGTTTCTTGGAAACTTTCATCTAAATTAAAATGAACAAAGAAATCAAGAACTTGAAGATATTGATTCACGAGTTTATTGATAACAGGTATGTATTGTTTAATGACTTTAGTTTTAATACCCGTATCTTTAAGCATTTCTGCCATAACATTATTATAAGAATATTCTTCATTAAGTTCTAATTTAAATTCCATTAAATTATTTCTTTCTTCAATCATATTATTAAGTTCTTCGTTGGCTTCACCTATATCGCCTTCTCTGGAACTTAATCTTTCAATATCCTTATTTAAACTTTGTATTTGAGAAAGTAAAGATTCTATGGTTTGATTATTACCATTTATCTTAGATTGAAAATCACGAATTTTTTCTGTTTGTATATTCCAATATTCCAATCTTTCTGTTAATTCTTTATTTTTTTCTTCAAGTAAATCCATCTGTTTTTTGATATCAAGTGCATTATGTTTACACTCTTCAATCTTTTTTGATTTAAGTTCTGGATCTATGACTTGCGAACACGTCGGGCAGTTATCATTCTTTTCATAAAATTTCGATTCTTTAACAATTGACTTAATGGTTGATGTCGCAGTAGCCTTATCGTGCAGAATGGACTGTTTCTCATCATTGGCTTCTTTAAGTGCATCTCTTGTGTTTTCGGCAGAGTCTTGAATAAAACTCGAAAATTCGGCATTTGAATGGTGTAATCCTTCGATGTTCTTTTGTACTTCGGATATTTTTTCTTTTTTATCATTAATCTCATCCTCATTTATTTGAGTTATATCTCTGATATATTTTCTCTGAGATTCTAGTTTGTTATTTAATATATCTAATTGATATGAATTATCTTTTAACTTTTCTTTTAAAATACTATTTTTTTCTTTTATGAGAATGTTCATCTTTGAAAAAACATTAATGTCCAGAAGATCCTCAATTACATCTCTCCTATGTTGTGCAGGGAGTTGCATGAAAGGAATAAAGGAAGAGGAACCAAGCACAACAATTTGATGAAAGCTTTTATGATTAAGCTTAATAATGTTTTGTTCAAGGATCTTCTGGTACTCCTTGGCATGAGAAGATTGATTAATCATCTCACCATTTTTCCATATTTCAAATATTTGCGGTTTAATACCACGAACAACTTTAAAAATAGACTTTCCTATAATAAATTCTACTTCTACAATACTATCTTTATTATTAATTGTATTAACCAATTGTGGTTTATTAATATTACGATGAGGCTTGCCAAACAAAGCAAAAGAAAGAGCATCAAGAATTGTTGACTTTCCGGCACCATTCTGCCCTACTATAAGAGTGGATTTTGATTTATTAAGACTAATATTTGTCCAATTATTACCTGTCGATAAAAAGTTTTTATATCGAATAGATTTAAAAATAATCATTATCTCTGCCTTATTTCTTTTTTAGATTTTTGTCTATCTTTTTTCTTGGCAGCTTTCTTAAAAGCTTTTTCCCATTTCTTTGATAAACAGCTTATCTTTTCACGTTTTGGCATTAAACTATTTCCATAGACTGTGCTTCTGTTAAAAGTTTTCTCATATTTACTTTTATTTTATCTTTATCAAGATCAGTTTCAACTGCATCAACATAACTATCTAATAGCATTTCGGTGTCCTCTAAAGAGATATTTTCATCTTCAACATTTTCTCCGATAAACTCATTAAAGTTTTCTGCAATTTTTAATTCATGAATCTTTCTATTTTGTATTCTATCAATAAAACGGTCAAATGTAAAGAGGTCAGATTTATTAATTACAACTATTTTTACAAATTTATAATCTAAATGATCTACATTATATTCTGAATAATTCCTTTTTGAATCATCATATATTATTTTTTCAAATAAAGTATATGGATTTCTAATAGCTTCCATTTCTCTTGTTTCGGTATCTATTACATGAAAATATTTAGGATCATGAGCATCTGACCAGAAAAATTCCATTTGTGTTCCTAAATAAATTACATTATCTTTATGTGATTTAGTATGGAAATGACCAGATAAAACTTTTTCAAATCTTGAAAAAACAGAGTGATCCATACCATGTTTATTTACAACTCCTCTCATAAGATCAAATCCTGTTAATTCAAGATGCCCGCCCAGCCAATCAGCTTTACAGTTTTTAATAAATTCCATAGATTTATCATAATTCTCTTGGGTAATCCAGGGTAACATTGCAATTTTAAGTGAGCCGTATTCAAGAACACGTGGGTCCATAATAATATTAATTTCGTTCATAAAATGGCCGAGTAGTTCTTTTAGGCTATTTAAATCGTTTGTATTTTTATAATAGGTATCATGATTACCAGGTATAATATCCATAGTCATACCATAATCACGTAGATGTGATAAAAAATGTTTCCTATTATGATTTAACGCCCTAAAATTAACAAATTTACGATGATCATAATAATCACCAAGATGAATAATTTGCTTAATATCATTTTCTTTACAATATGGGAAAAAGATGTTTTCATAAAAATCTGCTGCATTATTTAAAAACACATCAGAACTATTCCTGATACCGCAATGAGTATCATTTAATACTGCTATTTTCATTTATATATTATTCCAAAAAATCCGATAAATCAGAGTCTACATTAATTGCTCTTTTCTTTTTATTTTTTATTTTCTTTGAAAAGGTTTTAATTTCTGTATCATAAGCTTTTACTTTATCAATTCTATCTTTTAATGTATCTATAAAGTGATTAGCCACTTGAGATGATGGGTCTGTTGTACCAAGTTCTGTTACTAGGAAAGCATCAATTCCTGATTGTGCTAAATATTTTTCTTTAATATCTTGTTGTTTCTTTTCTTTTGTAATTCTTCGTAAAAAAGCATACCATATAATTTGAGTGAAATAAGCAAAAGCATTTGGTTTACCTGATCTTGTTGTTGCATTTATATCATAATTTTCTATTGCTTTTAAACAGTTTTCAACTGCATCCATTACCATTTCTTCACGATATGTATATCTAATAAAATTGGATTTATGGGATAAATTTTCAGCAATTTGTAAAAAGCTTTTAGCTATATAATCTGGGACAACAGGCAAAGTTTCATTGCTTTCCTTTGCCACAGTAACTTTTTTAACATAATCAACAATAGCCAGAGAAAATTCTGAATTATTAATATAGTGTACGTTTTTTGTTTTCTTTACCATAAATATAAACCTTTTACCTATATATTATAAACTAATACAAGATGGCTGTAAACAACTAATTTATTTAAAATTGCAATATTTTTTTGTTTACAGCTACCCGAATCTAGTATATAATAAAAGAGTACTTAGTTGAGGATAGGGAATACTAATGTAATTTAGTTTTATCCACAAAATTGAATTTTAATACATTATCAGATTCTGAATCGTGTTTTACTGTAATCTGATCTTTTACTTCTTTAGTTGAAGCTTGGATTATATTATCTTGTTTTTCATTTCGTGCTTCATTAATTTTTTCTATAGCATTTTCATATTGTTCTAAAATTTCTTTGGATGGAATTGTAGCGGCAAGTAAATGATATAAATTAATTGTTACGAAATGATCAGGTTCTTCTACATATGTCATCCAAGGTTTAAACATATAATAACTTCTTTCTACATCTAAATCAATTCTTGCTATTCTAAAAGCACAGCGAACAACAATATCTTCTTCGAGTTCTTCCATTATTTCGCAAATAATTTCCGAACCATCTGAAAGTTTTATTTGTTTAACGTTGTTTATGTCAATCATATTGGAACCTTATAGAATTTAAAATTAAATTTTTCTTTTTTATAAATTTTTAATCTTTCTTCGCTATGCAAAAGTGCATAATTTTTTCTCGATTTATATTTAAAATCGTCAGCTATATCATAGAGTCTAGTATTTGATCCATCTTCCGATTTCCGAAGTCCCCTACCAATAGACTGTAGGACCTTGATTTGTGACTTTGAAGGACTTGCAAAAATAATATTGTGCAAATTCCGTATGTTAATGCCAGTACTAAAAGTACCAAGACTAGCAACAATGATAGCATCTTTTTGTCCTTCTGTTATTTTTCTAATAGCTTCTCTATCAGAAGTTTCAGTAGCACCACTTACAAAAAATACTTTTCTACCTTCTTTAGCTTTAGTATTTATTAAATCAAAAAGAGGTTTTCCATGTTTTTCAACAAACTGAAATAAAACTAATGTATTACCTTTTTGATCTAAAGCAAGATTCCTTATAAACTTATTTCTTTGTTCATATTTAACAATATAGTCTATTTCATCTTGATATTGTAATCCTACTATTTGTTTTTTAATTTCTTCGCTATACTGAAGTTGTATCATAAAAATTTCTAAATCTGCAAGTGTCTGATTATCTTGTAGAGTCTTGGTTGTAGTAACTTTCATTACCTTGCCAAAAAGACCTTCTAATACAAGTTGATGAGTTTGTGTTCCATCTAATGTGCCTGTAGTACCAAATCTATATTCAGCAAGTCTACATTTATTCATTATATTTGTAAGAGATTTTGATTTAAATCCATGACATTCATCTCCTAAAACCATACCAAACTGATCAAACCAGGCAGCTGGCATTTTATATATTGATTGCCATGTACTTATACAAATAGCACTTTCAAAATCTTTATCTTTACCAGAGTATATTTTATGCATACCTTCTGGTTTTTGTCCATAATCTATAAAATCACCATACATTTGTTCTACTAAAGATGTTGTCGGAACAATGATTAATACTCTTCCCGCTCTTGGATATTTCCAACCATCTGTTAGCATTTGTAACCAATATTTAGATAAACAATATAAAATTAAAGATTTTCCAGATCCTGTAGGAGATAAAAGTATTGATCTTTTTCTTTTTAATCCTTCGCATATTGCATTAAATTGGTAATCTCTAATAGAAATAGATTCACCTTTACTTTTTAGATTAAGATTTTTTATAAAATTCATTATATCATTTGGATTTATTTCATTATATGATTCAGGTAATCCAAATTGGCTTTCTTCATATTCTAATTGATAATTTCTTTTTTCACAAAAATCTTTTACATAAGATATAAGACCACAAGAAAGTTCACAATTATTTACATTAAATAATCTTATTTTGCCGTCCCATACCTTATTTTTATATAAAGGCATAAATTTATAACCAGGAACAAAGAAAGAAAAATAATCAGATAATTCTTGAGCAATACCCCAATCACATCCAATAATCATATTTGCATGATCTTTCTTTTGTATTTTAACTATATCCACTAAAAACCACCAGCCTCAAATTGTTTCCATTTTATAATATTACTTATTGTCTGGTGTTTCCAATTAATATTAGAAACAATTTCTGTTAAAGTTTCAACTAAAGTTTTATAATAAGTAATCTTTTCTTCACTTGCTTGTATATCTATATCTGAATCATAAATGTGATTCATATCACCTTTCATAACTTTAACACCATTATATGGATCATAATCCCAACCTCTTTCATCCATTTCTTCTTGTGACATTTTATTTGTATAATAAAGCCATTTATCTTTAAGTAGAATTTTTTGATTTAGTTCAGTTTTTTTCAATTGTAATTTTGCTATTGAAAGATACTGTAAATATTTTGAATGAAGTTTTGCTATTTGTATAGATGATCTATCTAAGTGGTGTTCATCTATTTCACTATCTTTTGACCATTCATTAAGTATGTTTTCAAGATTCAACACATATGTCTCCATAATAAATTTTATTAATAGTATCTATACTAATTCAAAATATGATACTTTGAAGTTTACTGGAAATGTAACCACTGGTGTTTCAGTAGCGGCTGCTTCCAATAAAAGAGTTCCTATATTTGTTACTACACAATCTATATATCTAATTTTTTTAATTACATTATTATGACTGCTTAATATAGAAAGTGTTATATCTACCACATTTTGATCTTCAGCTAAAATTTTATCTCGACTTCTTGTAGGAGTCACAACAAGACTTTCTAACCAATTATAAACTTCTGTATAACTTGTCATATTTTCATCTACAAGAACATCAAATGCTAAATCATCAACACCAAGAGTATCTCCGGGTATAGAAATACTTTGCAAACGGCTATAAGGTACTATAGGAGCCGTAACATTTACCCCAGGATGTACAACTCTTTGTGCAAAAAATTCCAAATTACCATAATTTTTTCTGTCAATAACAACTTTAAAGTTGCTAGGTTGTAGAAAATTAAAATTTTCAGTAAGATCAGCCATATCAATCTCCGTTGAAGTTATATCTATTTATATTAATAAAAAGTGTATTTTAGGGGTTTACAAATACCAATTTTTAGTATATCTTGTAAGAGTAAATAGAATCGGAGAAACTAATGACACAGTTTGATAAATCAAAGTTTACATATTACGGTGGGTATCTTGAATACACAGGTACATATGAAGGTCAACCTACCTGGGATCAAGTTGTTCCTAACTGCCACCCATCACGTGTAGGTATGCCAAAAGAACTATTTATTGCTCGGTTCAAATATAAAGGGCCAATTACAAAAGCAAAATTTGTAAAAGAACTTTGTAAATCATTTACTGTTGAAGAATATGTTGAAGCACGTAAACAAGACGGTATCAATGGCTCACCTCTTAAAATTTTAGAAAATAAAAATCCTAAGTGGGCAGAAAAGATTATGTCAGACTGGTTAAAGAAGATATCATAAAAAAAGCCCCACGAATGGAGCTTAGTTGGGAGGGTTAAACCCCTCCCTTTTTTATTAATAATCTTATGCGTTAAGGATGTTATCCACGCGGAAGATGCGGTAGTACTGGTTAGACTTCGCTGCAGCAAGACCATTTGAAGGTGTTAAACCAACAAATGGGTTTGATACCATGCCGTAACGAGTTTTAAACCCGATTTTTGGCTGGAAGTCATTTTCACCCACTGCACGTACCATTGTAAGCGGTACATATGGGCAATAGAATACACCGGCATCATAAGCATTAGTACCTTTATAACCTACGGTTACATAGTCGGTTGTTGCATATGGGTCGATATATACACGAGTACGTCCGTTAAGAACACCTGCAAATGTGTTTCCTGTGTCATCTACGTTCAGGTTTGTTGACATTGCCGGAGCATAGTCAAGCATACCTGTTGCTGACAAGCAAGAAGCTACGTCTGAAGATGTAATGATGAAGTTACCACGGCCTCTCCGAGTTTCTTTAGCAATAGTATTTGCTTCACGCTCGATTTGTACCATAAGACCTTTGAACTTCTCTACTGACCAACGACCGTCTGCATCATTTGCAAGATCGAATACGCCGTTAAGTGCAGTTTGTGATGTAGAAGCACCAGTTTTAGCTTGTGAGTTGATTGTGCGAATTACTTCACGGTTAATTTCCGCAAGAATTTCAGTTGACAGAATATTTGCCAGCTCTGATTCTGCATCAAGACCATGAATCGCTTTCAAGTCTTGTGCAAGCTCAAGGCTGTACTCTGCTTTCAACGCACGTGTTTTCGCTGAAACAGTTGCTTTTTCAATGGTGAAACCCATTTCGTTGAAGTTAGGATTAGTTGTTCCAAGTCCTTCGCCGTCTGCTGTTGGCATACCACCGCCAAAGCCATTGGTTACACGGTCGTTATCTAGTGTACTATCTGCACCAGCATCTGTTACACCAGAAAGACCTGATGGTCCAGCTGAACCTTGAGTTGCTGAAGAATCACCACTGAAAGTAGTATCTGCTTCATTAAAGAGTGCTTCAGTTGAACTTGTTGAACCAGCACCATAGCGTGACTTCATTGCGAAGATCAGACCAGTTGGGCCCGTCATTGGCTGAACACCACATACATCATATGCCATCATATTTGGCATTGCACGACGTACAAGAGAAATAAGGATTGGATCCCAGTTACCTACTGAACCAGTATTGTTTCCTGGTGATTCTGCCAAGAAACCAGCTTCAGCTTGACGTTGCTCAGCAAGAGCTTTTTCTTGGTTTTCAAGAACAACAGCTGTTACTGATCTTCTGTAAGAATCATCAATTCTACCTGCTGATTCTTCATTGAGCACTGGTGCCCATTTCTCCGTGAGATTTTTATATGTATTAGACATTTTCTTTTGTCCCCTTAAATTATTGTGTTCTCAAAGCTGATAAGTATCTACTCATGTTACTTGAAATTTCAGTTTCATCTATTTCTTCTTCTTCAACAGTTTCATTAACCATTTCTACTGGTGTATCTACAGGCTTTGTAGATTTTTGACCAAAGTATGATTCTTTAAGTGTTGCAATTTTTGAAATAAAATCTTCTTCGTTATCAAAGTCAACGCTTTCAGCTAGATTTCTAAGCTTTTCAACTTGTGTTTCTGCTAAATCTTTTGAAGCTTCGCGGATGCAAATTTCTTTCTTCATTGATTTTACAGATTCTGACATTGAAATGTTTTTCTCGGTCTGTGAATTCAATTGCTTTTCAAGTTCTTCAACTTGTTCTACAAGATCGTCCACTAGATCGATTTTGGATTCTGGAACTTCAATATAAGATTCAGTAAACAGTTCTTTCAGATTGTTCATGAATGTTTCTGCAATTTCAGTTCTCAAGCCTTTTTCTACAGCCAGCTTGTTTTCTTCCATCCAAGTTTCAACAACGTAGTTTAGATAGCTGTCGATTTTTTCAACAAGCTCTCCACGTGTTTCGTTGAGACCTTCTTCGATTTCAACTGCCATTTGTTCTTCAAGTGCAGCAACTCTTTCCGCCATTTGAGCATCCATCTCTGCTTGTTTAACAGAAACATACTCTTGTACTTTAGAATTAACAGCAGCTTCAAAAATAGTAGCAGCTTTATGTTTAAAGCCTTCAGCCAATCCTTCTTCGTTTGCAATCAACGCTTCCAGATCCTGTGAATGGTCTGAAGTAATGATCTCATCTTCGAGTTCAATTTCTTCACCCATCATGCTTTTATAAGATGCTTGCAGATCTTCTTTCTTCATCTTATTCATTTTATTATACATGGCGTTAACCATGCCGGCTTTTGTTTTTGGCATTGGCTCTGAGTTTGACTTGTCGCCTTTCCGTTTTGGAGCAGCTTTAGTCGCATCACCTGCAGCATCTACTGATGCAACAGATTGAGCTTCTGCATTCTTAGGATCATGAGCCTCATCCACAACTTCCGCTGCTTCATCGAGTTCAATATCCTGGTCTTTTACTTGATCAGTCATGTTTGACTCCTCTTTTATTTGAGCAACGAGAGGAAATTCTTAAACTCACGTTCCTGTACTAAATGCAAGTCAGCACGCGGAGCTTTTCTAATTTCAGTCTCAATTTCTTCAATATCCTGAGTTTCTTCTTCAATTTCTTCAACATCCTCTTCAATAAGGTGCTGAGGTTGAATCACACCATTGTTCCAAACCCACTCTACGCCTTCCATTATCCCATTAACGAATGCTTGCGGAGCAGATGGATCTTGTACAATGTCGACAGTTGCTAAATGAAAATCTTCTTTAACATACATTGTCCCATTACGATTCTCAAGACTTCCCATACCACGAGTTGAAACGCCTAGTTGAACACCACCATCGAGGAGACCTTTTACAATGTTTCCCATTGGAGTATCTAATATAAGCGCCTTTCCCATCACATTATTACCGTCCCAATTAAGTTCGGTGATGCGATGTGAAACCTTATCTAAGTTAACAGTTGGACCATCTGGATGATTCAGTTCTCCAACTGCTCTCTTAGTTGCAACCTGTTCAGTTGCAAATTTATGTACAGCAGACTCCAAAATTTCTCTTGGATATATTCTGCCGTTTCTATTCTTACTTTCAGCTTGTGCGAAGATACCTTCAATCACATAGTTTTTCTTTCCTGATTCTGTATCCTCAGTAATATAAGATAATTGATGATCGTTATATTCCGCAATAAGCTTCATAGTTCTATCCTTTATATTGCTTGACGAATTCCTTCGCCATTTTTTCAGCTTCTTTTTCCGAAGCATAAGTATCGAGATGATCTCCGTCTACCATAGCCTTAAATTTATTTCCAGCCTTAACAATCTCTATAGAGATTCCTTTAACTTTCATTTTTTTAGATTCTTCTAAATTGGCTTTTAATTGTTTAAACGACTTCATCTTCTTCTACTTCGTTATCTATTTCCATATCTACTTCTGTATCAATTTCTTCAGGTGCATTATTATAAATTCTATCTGCTATTTCTATTCTTTTATTATCAATTGCATCTGTCATTTTACTAGAAACTAGATCATTAAAAATATTTGAAGAACTAATAAAATCCTTATCTTCAATAGCTGATATCATTGCTTCTATAGGATCTATTTCAGATTCTTCTTCTGTATTAATATCTTCTTCTGCTGTTGTATCAATGGTTTCAATTTCATCATCTTCTGTATTTAATTCATCATTCATAATTATTTCTCCATATTTTAGATTATTTATATAAATTAGGTTTTTGACTTTTATTTAGTAATCACCTGCTACAGCAAAAGCTGAAGGATATCTTCTTTGTGTAGTACCATCTGATTGATAACCCCAAACAATTCTTATAGCACCATCTCCACCCTCTTGGCCAAGTCCTAACGTATCATCTTCAAGACCACCGCCGCCTGCACCAGGTGATGCTGCTTTTCCTGAATTGTTAGTAATTGAACGACCTGTTGCAACGGTAATAGATCCGAGACCAGAAGCTGGTACTAAAACATTACCTGGAAATCCAGCTGAATATGTAGATCCATGTCTACTAGATGAAACTCTTGGATCAGTACTTCCGGTTGTTGATCCACTATTACCTTGTCCAAATATACCAACAGCACCACCACTTGAAACAACCCTTACATAACCACTATTACTCTGTTCTCCTCCAGCACCAGCGCCACCTACACCATCTGTTTGAGTAGTACTAGTTGCAAAACCTGCTTGTCCGTCACCTCCCGTGCCCGAACCTGCTCCACCATAACCACCAGCACCACCACCTCCGCCGCCGCCAGAGTTAGAAACACCATCACCTCCGTCACCCCCAACACCACCACCACCTTGTTGTGTTCCGGTATATGAACCTCCAGAACCTCCGGTATAACTAATAACATTATTTGATCCATAATTTGTTATTCCGCCATCACCACCATATGCTCTTAAAAAGTATGTTGTGCCTTGTCTTATATAAGTATCTCCTCCATTACCTCCATTAGATATACCTGGCGAAGTAGAACCTCCATAGCCGCCTACGCCTACATTACAATAAAAAACTGAACCAGGCGAGACTGTCCAATGTCCCCATACAGCACCTCCACCGCCGCCTCCAGAAGATGTTGGACCAGAAACACCATCATTACCTCCACCGCCGCCACCTGCTCCTACACAAAATGCAGATATTTCTGTTACTCCTGAAGGAACGGTAAAAGTAAACTCTGTTCCCAGAGTGATATTTGTATTATTTCTATCATAAATAGCAGATTGTACTAGTAGATCATAACCTTGATTTCTAAAATCACTAAAACTAATTGTACCAGATGTAGGAATACCGGATGTAACTACAGTATTAGTATCAACGTTTCCTGCTGTGACAGCAGTTTGAACATTTGTTCCATTTCTATAGTATTCAGATAAACTCATTGTAGGCGGAGACTGATCTTCAAAAACAGCTTCTATGTCATTATTAAATGATAGTGTTCCTGTACTTGGCACAAATGGCATTATATTTTCCTTTCAAGTTTTTCAACTTTTTCAGAAAGTTCTTTTATAGCTTCAATAAGAACACCTACTAAATTACCATAAGCAACAGATTTAGTACCCATTTCGTCTTCTGCCGTATTTACAACTTCAGGTATTATTTTTTCTATCTCTTGAGCAATAACGCCTATTCCACTCTTTTTATTTTTAGTAAATGAAACACCTCTTAATTTATTAACAAGATATAATGCATTATCTATGGTTTTAACATCGGTCTTCAATCTTTCATCTGAAAATGCTGATATATCATCAGCTGCAACAACAGCACCTGCTGCACTTACCGTAAATGTATTAGCAAGGGTTCCGTTTAAATTTAAGCCACCATCATTTGTAATTTCTAACTTAGTATTTCCACCAGAGTTTGATAATGTAACTGAAGAACTTGCTGTTTGAGCTTGTATATTATCGGTTTTAACAGTAGTGTCAATTGATAACTCTGTATTATCAATAACCAAACCCATGTTTGCTTTAATATCTAAACTAAATTCGTTGCTTACAGATAGATCCAATCCATCACCTGCGGTGTAAGTATTTCCTGCATCACCCGGAATGAAGCTAGAAGATGAACTTTGATAAATCAAAACTTGACCATCAGTTATGCTTGATGTGCTAACATCTGTAAGATCATTCATAGCTAACGAAGCTGCAACATCACCTGGTACAAAGTTCGATCCATCCCAAACTAGTGCTTGACCATTTGTTGGTGCTGTTGTAGTTGTATCTACATCACTTAAATCATCAATACTGGATGGTATATCAAGTAAATCGCTTAGAGCTGCATTTCTCCAAGCATTTTGACCTCCACCAACAGGATAATTTGGTCCAACCCAAGCTAAAACTTCTTCAAAAGCCACACCACCTACATCCAGATCTGTAATATCGTGACCGTTGAAAGCTAGTTTACGCGTTGTAAAGTTTGTCCCGTCCCATGCAGGAACATGTCCTACGTGATTAAGATTTCCAAGAGTTACATCATGGCCAGTATTACTATTTGATGTGTTAGTCGAATTACCATCAGTTAAGTCATTAAATGCTATATTTGCAAAATCACTACTATCAACTCTTATTATAATTTTATCTGTTCCACCAGTACCAACTGAAATTTTTACCGCACCCTGCCCTTCAATTATAACATCTTCTGCAGAACCACTTTGTCCATTAGCTTGAGTATCTAATCTAATAACCGGATCATTATTAGCATCAGTTGCACTCATTAAATATTGACCTGCTACTGTAGCATTACTTGTAGATTGTATATGACCAAATTTATCAACTGTAATATTTTGTATAACTGTTTGACCACTATTATTTGTTGCAACCGTAGTGCCAGAACCTGTAGCACCATGATTAACTTGTATGGTTTCTGATGTTGAACTATTTGTAGTAAATGAAGTTGTAGAACCAAAAGAAATACCACTATCTCCATTAGTTTCAAAAGATATTGTTTCATTATTAATTTGTTCAATCTGGACTATTGCACCAATAACCAGTTCACCATTCGATTCTTCTACTAAAATTCCGTCCTTAGATTTAATTTTTAGTGTTGTATTTTCTCCACTATCGGGTCCTTCGTGTATTAAGTTAAAATCGACTATATTAGTAGGATTTAAAATCGGTGTTGCAAAATTAGTTACGTAGGTAGTATTGGGGTGGTGCATACTAGCTGCACTTATAGTTATTTGTCCATCATCAGTCCCTTGTGGACCTCTAGAGGTAATACTCATACCACCATCACCTACAAATCTTATAAATTGTGATGAAGTGTTTCCATCGGCATCAGTTTCTGTAAAAATAATTTTTTCATAACTATCAGCTTGAAGTGTAGAAGTAATTTGTAAAGCAGCTGCACTAAAATCAAGAGTAGTTGTACCGGCTCCATTACTATCTACATCAACTTCTAAACCATTTGCTCCAGTAACTAATAAATTAGTTGTAGTAACTCCGGCAACAGGACTTGAATCAATTAAAGTTATAAATTTTTGATTCCCGTTTTCTGTGGCTGTTATTCTGCTTACTGCTTGAAGATCAATTCCAGATATTGTAATACTATTACCATTAGTTTGTGATATTGAAATACCTTCAGTTCCTATAAATGCTACTTGATCATCTGTTGCATTATTATTAATATCCGTTTCTCTTAAAATTAATTCTGCACCATTAGATAAGTTATCACTTAAAATATTATAATTTTTTACTAAATCTGAAGCATCGACTGTAATATAATTTGAGTCTCCACTTACATTAATTCCGTTTGTGCCTCTAATATTTACTATTTCACTTCTTTGAATTCCGTTTGAGTCAATGTTTAATTTAACTTGACCTAATGCACCACCGCCTGCAGAAGTTAAAGAATACTTACTCTGTAATCCAAATACTGTTTCTTGAGTAAGTGTTGATGTTATTGCAATAGTATTAGCTCCGTCGTCGTAGACAACCGATATATCGTCATCTCCAGACATAATACTACCAACTGCATCTTGTGCTCTTTCATCAGTAAAATAAAGATTAGTAGAACCTTCGGGCAAACCGTCAGTATTAGTAATGCCGTCAAATTTAAGGGTTTTATTTGCTTGATCTACTGTGATATTACCTATACCACCGCCGTTAGCATCATATGAAGTATTAGCATTATTATTTTCATATTTTAATGCAAGAAAAACTCTTGCCGAATCAAAATAAAGATTTAATCCTGAAGGTCCTTCTGGTACATCATCTGTTGTTAGCCCAGTCTGTCTACCTGTTGATCCGCCTATTTCTGTTGGTCCTGTTCCAGCATTAGCAAAATTAAATATAACGGAACCGTCTTCCATAACAGCAAATATTGCATCATTAACAGTAGTTGCTTCTATTAGTGGTTCTTTATTTGAAAAGATACCAAAAAAATTATCCGTTTCATTATCATTTTTATCTATAAAATTAAAGATGCTTTGACGTGAAGCTGTAGCTATACTATTATCGCCTTTACCTAAAGAATAGCCTAGATCGAATAATTCAAATGCTAATGAATCTTTATAAATTCTAAAGTCTTGTACATCAAGATCACCTCCTAATTGCGGTGTTTGATCATATACTATATGTAAATTTCCTCTATGAAAATTAATAAATCCGTTCTGTAAAACACCATCTATATCCGGAACTTCAAATGCTATCTTATCATTTAAATCATCTCCAACTCTGATAACTAATGTTCTTTGAGAATCTTCTTCTGAAGTAAGATATATTCTAGCACTATCTTCATTAATACCGGTAGAAGTAAAAGAAGTTTCCTCAAAAGCCATGCCCTTACGTCTACCTTCTGTAAGCATAAGAGTTTGATTAATTTTTGTATTATGGTTTTCATCTATCCATGCTTCTTTTTTTCCATTCCAAGCCGATAAAGAATTTGGCTGTTCTGGACCATAAGTATGGAAAGTTCCTCTTGTAATATGAAAACTTAAATCTGCATGTGGTGATAGTGATGAATCTCCAGAAGTTGTTTCATGTGATCTAGGAGTTTCGCTTCCAGTTTTTTGAAATACTGCTGCATAGGGATTTCTAATTGGAAATTTTGGTGCATTATAAAATTTCATTAAACCTTGACTTAATGCTGCAGTTTTTAATTTATCATTTACATTAGAAATCCAAGCGTCATAAGAAGTTATTGCTCCAATTTGACCATTAGACATATTGTTTATAGCATCTGCTAGTAATGTGGAATTAGCAGAATCGCCATGAGTATCATAAGTATTAGAAGAAATTTTAGTACCATCATTTCCAAATATAGTGAGATTCAAACCTCTACCATGGCCATGGTAACCATTTAAAAAAATTGGATTTTCATCAAATTCAAAATAATCAGGTTCATTATTAATATAAAGATATGCTGGTGAATTATTATTTAAACCTGTGCCTCTTAGTTCAATATATTTACCTAAAAAGTCTCTATTTAAATCTACTTCCTGTATAAGTTTATATGTATTATCTGGATCTTTCCAAAATAGTGTCTTAGTTCTTTCATTATAAAAGAATCTTCCTGTTTTCATAATATCGCTAACACCAACACTACTATCCAAAGCATAATAGCCCGCATTTTCAACTAAAACTGGTACTGTAGGATAATTTCCTTCTGTTAAATTTCTTTCGGAAATATAAGTATAAACTATATCATTTTTTAAATCAAATATATACTTTTCAGGATCTTCTGTTTCAAATGCTATATCTGATATAATAACACCACTCTGCCCTTTAACACCAAAACCATAAGAAGTTTCTGCATTTAAAAATGGTGCAAGAAAAGTTTTGCCGTTAGCAATTGCTTTTTCAATATCTAATTCAATTCCAGTTCTAAATTCAAAATTTTCAATATTAGTATCACCAAACTGATTTGTTACAACACTTATTACATTTCCAACCTTTTCTGCAAAAACAGTTGTCTGACCAGAAGAAACCCAATCGCTTGTACTTTCACCTTCAAAATTTGGTGTAACAGGTGCCGGTGCAGATCCTCTTGATACCCAATCAAAATCAAAATAGTATGCATCTTTTTGACCAAAATTATAAACTAAACCCCATGAAGGAGGTTCTGTAATTATTTGTCCAGTTTCTAAATAATCTCCATAAGTTTGTAAAGTTCCTTTAGGTCTTCTGAACGCACTAATTGTATATTCTTTTCCCCGTATTTTTAATTGAGCAACTACTAAAAATATAGGAAAATCAGTAGGTGTGGTTGAATTAAACGTTGCTTTTACTCTATAAGTATCATATCTTTTAGGAGATATAATTCCAGAAAAAGCCGTTGTAGCAAAATCGCCATATATTGAATTTGTTGTTTCATCATATCTTAAAACTTGAGCATCAGAATCTAAAAGTTGAGCATCAGAATCAGTAAGTGGAAATGTAACTCCTTGATCATAAAGATGCGAAAATCTACTAAACCGATCATAATATATGTACTTAGCATTAGAATCCATAGACTCTAATTCTGTATCAGGAATATAATCTTTTTCCTCTGCCAAAGTTTGTTCATCTATTATAAATCTTCCGGTTTTTAATGCATAATCTAAATAATAAGATTCTGCTGATTCTGCAAAAGATAAAAACTGACCGTCTCTCCCAGTTGATATAATAGATAAAAGAGGATTATTTTCAATAATTTGTTCTGAATCTACTATCTCAAATAAACCAGGTTCTATTTTCCATAATTTTAAATTACTATCATAATATATTCTTGCATTACTATCATTAGACCATTTTAATCCATCACTGTCTAAAATATACTGATTTACATTTATAGCTTTTGCTGTAACAGTACCATCTTCATCAATTAAAAATATTGCATTATTTCTATTAATTGAATCACTATATGCATTTAAATTATTATATAAAGCCCAATAATTACTATCTTCACTATTATTCACATCTAAAAAATTATGAATAGATTGAACTGAAGTTAGAGCTATACTATTATTTCTATCTGTTGGTTCATCATAGTCTAAATCTAATACATTACCACTATTTTCTGATCCTATACCTATTATTTTATTAGAATCTATATTAAGATTAGATAAAATAGATATATCACTATTAATATTTGCAGATAACAAATCTGTTAATATTTTATTAGTTGTAACATTAGTAAAATAAGCAGAATCGCCTTCTAAGAGATTTACATATGCTAAGTGTCTAATATGTGCAGAGTCAACCCTCATCCCATTAATATAGGCAGAGTCTATAGTAAGACTTCTTGTTGGTTCTCCGAAATCTGATTCAAATAAAGTTTCTGGTAATACATCCAAAAATTCCACAGGAGGATTACCATTTGCATATATGGTAAAAAATAAATCGGAACGATTAGTTTCTATCCAATTTCCTCTTTTTAAATTTTCTTCTGATGTTGCAACAACTGTAGATAAAACAAAGTCATGAGGTCTTAAACCATCAAGTTGTAACATAGTATTTAAATCTATGTATAATCTAATTTTCTGATTTGATGTAAATATTCTTTTTTCTGGAGGATTTAATCCAGTTTGAATTGCAGATGAATTTGGATAAAAACTATATCCAGGTAATTCATTAAGTTCAAAAAACCAACCACGAATATATTCTGGATTTGGTGATTGTTCTAAATCTACAGAAAGATCAATCCAGACTGTATCAAAATCAATCGTTCTTGTTATAATACTTGGCGAACTAGACGGATCTAGTGTTCCACTTTGCCCTTTATTTGTTGTATAGGTTATTAAATCATACATTATCTAAAAACTTTGAGCTATGTGTTATCAGATTCAATATTATCTATCTCATCTGCTTTTTCTTGATTTTCATCATCTACGTCTTGTTCCATTTCTTTCATTTCTTCTTCGGTAAACTTTAGAACATTTCTCATAACCCAATCTTTAGTATAATATTCTCCAACATACTGTTGCATCATATCAAGAGTTTGAATTCGATCTTTTAATATTTCACTTTCTTTAGATTCTGCAAAATAATTATCTCTTGCATAATCAATTTTAAAATGTATTTTGTGATTATCCCAATCAGAGTCGGTAATGATCTTTTTTAAAATAAGCTGTTTTTTTAAGATTCCTAAGAATAAGTGACTAAATTTTTTACGAAGTCTATCAATAAATTTTTGAAATTTAACTTCGTCTCTTGATATTTCTGTTGAACGTCCGAGAGAAAATTGTGCTTCCTGTTCTAATCTATTAATAGGAACGTTTAATGCACGATAAACACGTTTTTGGAAATAAACTATGTCATCTATCTGACCAAGATTTTCTCCTCCTGGTAAAGTAGAGATTTCAGTACCTCTACCACCTTCTCTACGAGGTAACCAAAAATCTTCCAACATAGACATATGTTTACGGTCATCTCTTAGTTCTCCATTTTGAGCGTCATATACTAATTTATTACGATATTTGGTCATAATATTTTTCATGTATTCTTCAGCTTTACCTTTTGGTAAGTTACCTACATCAATATAAAAAATTCTACGTTCTGGTGCTCTAGCAAGTCTATAAATGACAAGCGAGTCTTCCATCATTCTTAACTGATTAATTGGTTTAATACATTTATGTAAATGAGATACTACTTTTTTACGAGTTTCATCTAATAGTCCTGATGTTACATAACTGATAGAATCAAGAGTAAACTTTACTGCTTGTCTTTCTTGACCTGGTCTTTCTTGATAAACATAATACTCTTTTACACTTTCTATAATATCCGCATTTGTAAGAGGGTCTTTTTTCTTTTTTACCTCTTTCATTTTACGAATTTTTAAAGCGTCTATAAATCTAATGTCCTGTATTCCAGCTTTTTCATTTTTTTCATCAACTACTAAATGATGATATAATCTACCATCAATATACCATCTTCTAAATATATCGTGTCCGTTTTCTGAAAAATTTAACATACCAAGAATATTTTCAAATTCTTCTTGTATTTGTTTTTTAACATTTTCTGGAAATTCAACATCTTCAAGTGTAAGACTAATAGGTTCTATATCTTCATCACCAACAATCGCTTCATTAACAATATCTTCAATAGCATTATCTACTTCTGGATGTACTGCAACACCACGATATTTTCTTATCATCTGATAATTATCTTTTGCAGAACTTCCGTCTATATCTAAATATTGACCAAAATGACTACCGGAAGCAGTAATATAACCAGCACCATCATCATCGGTTTGAGGAACAACCGATTTAATTTTCTGCTGTGCTTTTTCAGATGAGTTAGCCCTTTTGATTTCAAATCCAAAAAGCTTAATTGAATTATCTGCCATAACTATCCTTTAACTATATAAAGGTTAGGGGAATTTTTCCCCTAACCAAATTATATTTATTCAACTTTTAAGTAGTTACTGTAGACCCATCAGGAGTAATACTCTCCCAATATTGAAGTTGGAACTCCACACCAAATTCTTCAATAGTATCTACATTTTCATAAGATAGATCAATTGAAGAAATTGCCGTTGGGAAAATACCTCTAAATCTGTATTCATATAGAACAGAAGCATCTTTATCCAACTGCTGTACTGCAGCATCAACTTGATAATCTGCTGGATTAGTAAGACCAGTATTTGCTTGATGTGCATTTATACCATTCATCCACTGTTCCATTGACTGTCTAATTTTAAAATCAGTGTCGTTAATAACAGTAACTGTCCATGGCTCAAATACTCTATCTCCAGCTATCTGCAATTGACGCCCTCTATATGGTACTGGAATTGTTCCCATAGTTGAAGCCGGCATCTGAGCAGCTTTAATTAAGAATGATGCAAGTTCAACGTCCCCGGTAACATAAGCCGGGAAAGTTAATATTACTTGAAAGAGATTTGGGCGTGCGCCTCCACCTCTAAGTTTTGATTTAAAATCATTTACGCCTAAAATTGCCATTTTTATATACCCCTATTATACTGCGCCGACGACTTCTTCAAAAGAAACGCCAGATCTTACCGCTACAAAATTAAGAGTAATGAAGTTGATCGATCTTGCGGGTTTAATGAAGATATTTGCTATGAACTGATTTGTGTCAACTATTTCTGGTGTATTATTAGTTTCATCACACACAAGTTTAAAATCAGTAATACCTCTTCTGCCCTGAATATTTCTAAGAACTGGTTCTACAATATTTACAAACTCAGCTCTTGTAAATTCATCATTGAATTCAAAGAGAATATTTTGAGCGGCCGAAGATATTGCTCTTTCGAGAGTAAGGAACAATCTACGAACATTAATTCTATCAAATGCAGAAGGTCTTGATAGATGAGTTTTATCACCATATAAAGTAATTCCTTGCCCTGGAATATTTGCAATTGGATTAAATCCAGCTTTATATAGTTCATCTCTATCAGATTTATCTGGGTTATATGCCAGAGATGTTACACCAAAGTATCTTCCTCTTCTTGTTCCAGCGGGTGAAAACCAAGGTGCTGTATCATTATCTGAAGCTGCCATAATACCAGCAGTTGAAGCTGCAGCAGGTATGAAGATATATCTATCATTAAATTTATCATATACCTTAAGATAATTTGAATCTGCAAATAGATATGAACTACGAGTAAATACATTACTAGATTGTGCAGCAATAATATCTGTTCTAGGATTAGCACTTCCTATTATTGCAGCTCTGTTTGGAGACGTAACAACTACACAGTCTTTTCTATCGTTTTCTGCAATAGATACCATATTGTTTACTACAGTTTGTTGTTCTGATGCACTACCCATACCTGGAGCAATTAAGAAATCTACAGATATATTATTTGGATCATTTACTGTTGCAAATGCTGTTGCATATTCAGCAGAACTTATACTTCCCGAATTTGAACCATTTACAAGACTTGTAGAATGTGTTAAAACTCCGGGCCCTGCATAATTTTTACCATTAGTTGTTGCAGTACCTGCATTTGAACCAAATGCTGCTGGCATTTTAGCAATCCAAATATAACTTGAACTTTTAGCAACAACATCAGGTGCATAATTTACCGTACCCTGTTCTGTTTTTGCATTTGATGCAAGAGATAAGAATGGGAAAACTTCAAGTACTCTATTGGGAACGCCAGTAAATTCACCATCTTCATCAATTACAACAACATGAACTTCATCATTTGAAGCACCTCTATCGGCTGCAAATTGTGATGTTCCTGGAGCTCCAGTAAAATATGAACTTAAATTAATTGTTTGACCAGCGCTTGCAGTATAAGTCCAGTTAGTGAAATCTGAATCATTAGCACCACAATAGCAAACTTTTAATGAGTTTCCTAGTTCACCAGGCCATTTAGCAATGGTAAGATGATTGTTGTTTGCATGACCTGATTTGTCTGCATCCCAACCATCACGATTTTCTACAACAGGTAATGTTTCTGGTGTGTTTGTGGCATCATATGCATTAATTGCAACCGTTTCTCTTCCGCCTCCAGTAATTGTAAATACTGGTGGAGTATCGTATCTATAGGTAATATTACCTTGACCGTCTGAATCATTAAGTACAGTAATTGAATCAATTTCATCATTTACTGCGTCATAAACTACAGTAAATACTGGAGTTTCGCCAGAATCTGGTGCTGAAATTGTAACTGTTGGTTCAGAAGTATAACCGCCATTTGGTGCTACAGAAACTGCAGTAATAATACCATTTGCGGTTGTTGCAGTAAGTACTGCTGGAATTTGTGCTCCGCCAGTAGCTGTAGATTTTGTGATTGCTCTAATGACATAAAGATCATCTGAATATTGTAAGTAACTCGATGCACTAAGGAAATCTACTGCTCTATCTTCGTCTTGATCAGGATTTCCAAATTTACTTGCAAGAGTTGCTTCGTTGTTAACGAGTACCGGCTGATTTACAGGACCCCAGCGAAAATCTCCTACTAATACCCCGGTTGATGTAGGTACGTTTGGGACTCCGTTAGTTAGGTCAACTTCACGAGTAATAATTGCCGGAGACTCTGATGCTGTATATAAAGCCATGTCTCTTTCCTTTTTCCATTTTGGTAAATTATAAGCTATTCCATAATACGTTTTTTTTCATTTAATATTATTTATAAAAAAATGAGTTTAGAAGTTTTCATGACTATACTCAACAGCCCATCCTTCTCTTTCTGGATCATATTGTGGTTGCTGATCTAATCCATCATCTATAAATCCAAATGGTAATATATCATCTTCAATTTCTTTCATTCTTTCTTCAAACATCATTTGTTTAATGTTAATATCTGTTATTTCATTAAAAAATATTGTTCCGCTAAAATAACTAAACATAATAAAATTCATTACTAAATCATCGTGATTACCTTGAGATGCTTCATATGACTGACCTTTTGCAACAAATGTAGATATTTCAAGTATAGTATTTTCATCGACTATTTCTATTTTTTGGTTTTCCAACAAATCTTTAAAAGAAGAACAACCAATACGTTTAACTTTTCTAGTCATAAGTAATCCAAGAGAATTAGCTTTTACGGTTGACTCAACAAACATATTTTCATATTCTAATTCGTGGTATAGACCATTACAGACAACTTGTCCTGCATCATTTGATTCAATTACCACCATAGCTTCATTATAAGAGGTTGCAAATTTATAAATAATATTTGGGTAGAGTAATGGAGAAATAGTATTGTTGCGATAGACTGCAACCTGTTTAAATGGATTAGCCGTCACATCGAGTAAATTAAAAGTCGAATAATCTTGACCTCTACCCTTTGCAACATCTACAGTCATAATGTATTGATGACCTTTTACAGGTTTTTCATATATTTTAACACCTTCCTTTGTTATTTGGATAGGATCTTTTCTTCTTAAAGATAATAAAGTTTCAGCACCAATAAGAGTATCTCCTGTGCCGAAGAATGTATTTCCAAATTCTTGATCAAACTGTAACTGAGAGGTATTAGCAATAGTTTGCTTTGCCCATTCTTTATCTCTTCCAGGAACATCCCACCAATCTACTCTAAATGATTTATATTCATTAACTCCTTGAGTAGCACCTTCCCATATCTTATGAAATACATTACCAATACCATTAGCAGTGGAGGTAATAATTACTTTTGTATCTTTACCAGATGAAACAACAGGATATGTTGAAGTATAAAATTCATTTGCTCGTTCCACAAAAGCAAATTCATCAAGATATAAAAGATTAACAGACATACCACGAATAGAAGAACCAGATGTAGCAGCTGCAACTATTCTTGAATTATTACTAAATTCTATAGATCCTTTATTAAGTGCTTTACATCCAGGTTGTAAAAAGAACGGTAAGTTTTCAAGCATAAGAGTAATTCTACTAAGCATTTCTCTTGCAGTAGCACCTTTATTTGCCATAATTGCAATAGTTTTTTCGGGATGAAATAATGCAAACCAAAGCAAATAAGCAACAGAAGAAATAGATTTACCCGATTGCCGACAAGCAAGAACTATTGAAAATCTATTATCATTAAAATGTTTAAACATTTTCTCTTGATATGGATATAAAATAAAAGGCACTAATCCTTTATCAAGCGATATAATTTTACAGTAATTTTTTGCAAAGTATGAAGAATCTTGAGAACACTTTACATACTCATTTATCTGTTCTTGAGTCCACTGCTGAACAATACCATCACGTTTTACGTTTGGGTTACCGAGGTAACTTTCACTCTGATTCATCTCTTAATCTGTCCGTAATATCAATTACATTATCTTGTTTTTTATTCATATCTTGAAGCATACGTTGCAGTTCTACGGTAGAACCAACAAAAAGATTATTATTGGTTGTTCCTTCAACCTGTTTAGGTTCGTCTTTTTTTAAATAATCTTTCTTTTTCTTATGAAGATCCATAAGTCTATCATTTACGTCTGATATATTTTTAATCATCCCAGATACAACTTCAAATGCTCTGGGATGTTCCAGTTGCTTAGCGACTTCCATCATCTCTTCAAGAGCACCCTGACCTTTTTCTATTAGATCATAATAAGTTCTTCTTGAATATTCGAAGTCATCATCTACTCTATCTTCACTCACGTTATGCTCCTAATGAACCTTCTCCAATAATCCAAGCTTCACCATCCCAGATGCAGCCATAGCATGCAGTATTTGTTTTATCTTGATCCCATAACATATTAGGAATAGTACTTAGTACTCCACCACCATTTCTCCATTTTGCATTAAGCACATTCACTCTAACTATGTTTGTTCCGCCTTGTGTTTTATGCCAGAATTTTAATTCTTGTCCTACATACTCTCCATTTGGAAGGTCATATGTAGCTCCTGTAGTAACAAAATGGTTTGTTTTACTTATATCAACTGGTCCGCCTGCTTCTTCGGTATGAGATGCTTCTTTTACTACATTATTATTAAATTTAAGATTTTTACTAGTTCCTATAGTTTCAAATCCTATACTAGTCTGACCAGAGTCGAAATATAAACTATTATCACTTAAATATAAGTGTCTTACCTTATATTCTGCGCTGCCGATATCATAAGTAGAATTTGTATCAGGAATAAGATGAAAGTTCCAACCTCCATTCAAATAAGAAGCAACACCCGCAGAATCCAATCCGCTACCACCACCCGACTGTGCTACCCAATCATAATCAGTACCAGTCCAACTTAAAATTTCATTTGCGCTTGCGGTGCTTGTGTTTAGATGAGTGTCAACATCTGAATTTGTATAAGTTACTGCTGTCTGTTGTCTAGCTTGAATATATGCTGAATCTACAATATTAATAACTACAGCAGAATCAATTCCTCCACCAGTTCCTGATGTCTGATTAATCCAATCAAAGTCTGCACCTGTCCAACTAAGAATTTGATTAGGAGCAGCATTACCAAGATTTAAGTGAGTATTAACATCTGCATTATCATAAGTATTTTGTCTTGTTTGTATATAATTAGAATCAATAAGTGATGTAATCCTTGATGTAATATCAACAGAATCCAAATATGTAATCTGTCTATTTCTAATATAATCTTGATCTACTATTCCTGTAATAGTAGATGAATCTGCTTTTGAATTAACTCGAGTATCAAGATCCGTAAAGTTTCCGTCAAGCTCCGAGTGTGTTAGAGCAGAGTTTTTACTGTTTCTAAGAACAATTGGCATTTCTATCTCCTGTTTTTATGCACCCGAAGAGTCTACATAACCTGATAATACATAATCATCTTCGACATATAGTGATGATAATATAACTTCTGGTTCATTATCATATACGTCTAATGTTGTGTCAAATCCATAATCACTATCTGGATTAACTTCAATAGGATTCGGTGTGGTAATAATTCTTTCTAATTTTGGATCATCGGTAACACTGAAATCTACAGCTTGATGTATGGTAGTATCCACACGACGAACAATTGATTGAGGATCAATTGGACCGTAAAAGTTAACAGACATTCCAAAATCTAATGTATAAATAATTGTTCTTCTATTTTCAAGCGTTCCTTCAAAATCATCACTAAAATTTACACCCTGTATTGTAACAGGAACATCTTCAACTATATCAGAATGAGCATCATTAAAAGGTTTAATACTAATAGTATATTGAGGATTAAAGTAAGGAAGAATCTGCTCAACTATTTGTAAGGCATCGTCTTGATTTTTAGAAAAAATATTTAATTGAAAAGTAATCTGATATGGACTTGGAGAAAAAAACTTATCCCTTGTTGTATTAGTAATACCTCTATGATAATTATTTAATTTAGGAAGTTTTCTTTCTGGGTCATATCCAATACTTGTAATTTCAAATGACATTCTAGGAAGTTTAAGAGCAATCTGAGAATTATTTCTTAAATCTGGATTTGTTCTAATTCTTTCTAAATATTTTTCTCTTGGTGCATATGCTAAAGGCACTTTAATTTGACTAATTGATTTTCCAGTTTTATCTTTACGAATAACATAAATGTTATTAAAAAGGGTTCCAAATAAAGCTACTGACTTTCTTATTCTCTGATGGTAAAAATATGTAAACATTATAAATCCTCTGGATCACCAAATGGGTTAGTTTCAGAAAAGTCTAGGAAATCTAATGCAAATGAATTTTCGGTTGTATCAAATACATCATTTTGTGCAAAACTACTATCACCGTAAATATTTTCATTTATACTAATAAGTGTTCTTTCAACTTGTATTGAAGAATCACCAACAAATGCAAGAGCACCTGATATATTTCTTTCTCTTGTATTAGTTATAGTTCCAGGAACAAACATTCCGTAGCTACCATCACTTGTGCTTATATGAGAAACTACAACATAATTTAATTGTTGATTATATTCAAGAACTTCAGCTGTGAGAACTTTACCATTTGATAGAGTTTGTTGAACAAATTCACCTTCCATAAAGTCATATGAGTAACGAGAATTAATACTATCAACACCTTGATTCATAAGCAGTTTAAGATTATAGCCTAATTTTTCTATATTATCAATTACATCAACGTTTGTATCAAGTCTTTCATCACTGTATGTAAATAGCTCGCATCTTAATTTAAATGTAGGAAGATTGCTTAGTTGGTAAAAAGGCTGTTCGTGTTCAACATGCATAATTTCAAATAGTTTATTTGTAAGAGTAAGATAAATTAGATCACCTTCTCTAGGTCTAATACTTTCTATTTTATTGTTCATTTGGCCAACTACATTAGTCCATCTCTTTCTGGAAACTATAAATGTAGCAGCATCTCTTATTTCAACACCAAATTTGGTAAATAGATCACCTTCTCCGTCAAATCCTTCTGTATTTTCTATATACATTTCTATTTTATAAGCTGAAGAAAATTTAGATGGGACATCTTCACCAAATATATCATTTTCGTTTACTATCTCACGAGGCAAATAATATACATCTTGACCGTATATTTTTAGACTCTCTATGATTATATCTTCATAGAGATTTTGTTCATTTTTGGCTTTCTGATTAAAATAATGATTAAGAGCCATCTATTATCCTACAAAAAAGTCTGCTGGCATTTCATGCTCTAGGCGTATATTCTCTTCAAGTTTTTCAATGTCTTGCATTGCATCTTCATAAATCTGCCGCCCGTTTAACATCACACCACCGGGTAGTTGCATTCCTTCAAACTTTAAAAGATTAGCACCCCATTGTCTCTTGATAAGTGCGGTACTATACGCTTTGATAAACTTATCATTGTAAACATTGGTATGTGTATCTGGATCAATTATCTGATATACTTCAGCCACAATATAGTCTCCAGCTTTTATATCTTTATCATTAAAATCTCCAAAAATATAAAGTCTGTTCTGATGTCTGGAAAATTGTACTTGAGGCAAACCATTTAACTTCATATCAATCAAAGTTAAATATTGCTGTAGTTGAGTATAATACGCAAGATCACCAGCAAAGTTTTGAAGATCAGTAATATCATTAAGCATCATTTGATACTTAACACTGAACATATCAATGCTGTTATTACTAGAACTTGAAACGGGAAAAAGTTTAGAAACAATGTCTATATTATTAGGCATTGTAATGTACTCGTTTTCTACATCTGTTTCTGTTATAAGATGTTTGAAATAAGTACGCAGTGTAGCATCAGAATGAAACTCTTGAAAAAATTCAAGGGCTTCATCTATTCTATCTTCAACTTGATCTGGATCAACGTTTATCTCTATAACTGGAGCGCCAAGCCTTCTTAAACAATATTCGGATAATTCATCTCTTGATGTAACTGCAGCCATTATAACTTTCCTATTAAATAGTATTTGCTACTATTTATATAAAAAAATAATTAAGCTTTGGTTATTTATGCAGAGTCTTCGCTTATTTCAACAGGAGGAACCATTTTTTCAACTGGAAGATTCTCCCACAAAGCGACCTGCGTATAATGATCAGCATTATTTGCGGGAGCTCCTGTTGAAGCAATCCAAGCATTTGATTCATCGAAATGTAAAAGCCAAATTCTACTATTAAAATCTTGAGCGGCTTTCATTCTAATTCTGCTGTGTGTATCTGTTGAAATGTTAAACATATAGATATCACAAGCTTCATCTATGAGGTGTTTCATTTGTACTTTTAAAGTAGCAAGTAATTCTTCAGACATTTGTTTTATATCCTTATTGTCATTTCGTATTTAATTATTTTTGGATCCACACCAGAAGTGCCGAATCCAGTAATTGGATTATTTGCTTTTATTTCTGCTTGTGTAATAATAGCAGTAGGCGTATGAGATGATACAGATTGAATTTCAAATATATCTGTGTTGTTAAATCCAGTTTTTGGATTGGATGAAGATATGTTTGCGTATTCTAAAACTCCTGTAGACGAGGTTGATGTTATAGATTGTGCTTCTAATATTTCCGTATTGTTAAATCCAGTTTTTGGATTGGATGAAGATATGTTTGAAAATTCTAAAGATCCTGTGGATGATGTAGAAGAAAGAGATATAGCCGAAACTAAATCGGTATTAGCTTCAACAATATCTCCAGCTGAATCAAAATAAAAATCCCCAGTACCTATTGAATCAGGTGTTGGATTATTTGCTAAAGTCATTTCTTAACCCATATGCACGCGCTTGCTCTAGTACCGTTAAATATTGGAATTGCCCAACATGAAGTAGGTGTACCAGAAGCACTATAGTAACCATCGGCGTCTAAAGGTATAGTTCCGGTATCTAAAAACTGATAGCCCCCTGATTCAGTAGGCGGTTGACCTGCAGACATTCTAAAACCTAAAAGCTTTCCATGTATAGCAAATCCTCTTCTTTGTGAACTAGAACTGTAGCTATCATATGAATGAGCGCTGGAAGAGGTAAGATGATTATAATTAACAGTTCCAGAAGAAATCACAGGTTCATATAGAGCTATTGATGACGGGCTAGAAGGATTGGGCAAAAATTGTGCTATCTCTTCCACTGGAGTAGTAGTGTATCTCCAATATCCAGAAGTAAACATATCCGTTTGAGGAACGCTTTGGGATTGGGAACCATCAATTACCGTTGCTAAGTTAGATATGTGCGCCGGGGCCACATGTCCTATCCATCCTAACCATCCCAGATGTGCTCGGGTATAATCAAGTATACCATCAGCATCAGTGGCTGAAGTCGAAGCTAATGGAGCATTCCAATTCGCCTGACCGGCGCGCAAAATAGTATATGTAGAACCAGCTGCTTGTGGATATTCTGTTAAAGCAAACTGAGACCCAAAACCTCCACCGGTACCGGCTAGTTTTGGATTTACATATCCAACATAGCCAGAGGCTGATCCACCGTAAGACCCATTTGCCCATATACCATTATAATAGCCAAATGTTCCAGTACGAGTCACAAAATCATTTCCGTCTATAGCAACGCCATTGTGTATGTAACCAGTAGAAGCATCACAGGCTTCTCCAAATATTTTCTCATACTCTCCAAAATATAAACATGAACCCTGAGTGGCTTCAGTGAATCCAGTTCCCGTAAACTTAAAAACAATAGAATGATCTTCGACAAATATCCAAATGGATCCTCCTGATAAAAATGATAAAGTAATAGCTTTGCCTTCATTGTCATTAAACGATGTTCTGTTATATGCTATGTTTACCCAACTGTTATAAGACGCATTATTTGAGTGATCAGCAGCATATGCTATCTTAAGAGTATGAGCCGATCCCGTTGAACTCAACCTAAGTATCATGTACTTATAGTGGCCAGAACTCGCGTTATCGTAAGTTTCTTTTCTCATAATGATTTTTGCATCAGCAGCTGTACCCAGCACTGCATTTGCTCCAGCATTATCCCATTTAGTCCATCCTAGATTAACAAGTGCATCTTTGATACCAAGTAGAATTGTCTGAGCATCGTCTGCTACCGTACTTCCAGAATAAACTACATACCTAGCGTTTGTACTAAGTGAGTTATCTGTAACTGTAACTGCCATTTTTATGTTTCCTTATAGTTTATTTTTACGACCAGATCCTTTGCGCTTCCGGAAGTTATATCAACTGATATATTATCGGTGTTTGTAAAGGTTATGTTTGAATTAAAGTTTGCGTTTATTTCAGTTTGACCTGAAGGTATTGTAAATGTTTGAACCGCAGAATCATTTTTTTCAACATCAAATATCACAGCGGATCCAACCTCGGCATCTATTGAAGCCGCAAGATTAACGAGCGTAATATTGTTGTTAGGTGTTATCGTTTGAGTGCCTTCTTTTGGTCCAGTGAAATTTCCAGCATTTACTAAGTAATAAGAAAACACTGTTTGTCTATTTATATCCAGCCACTGAGTCCCGTTCCATATGTATAAAGTATCCGTTTCTTCATCATATCCTTGATCTGAAAGTGTATTTCCAGTTGAAGGAAAGGCAGCAAGATTAGCGTATGTAGTTATAGAACTTCCACCACCGGCTGGAGCTCGAGCCGTAACATAAGCCGAATCTATTAACAACAAGACGTCAGTATCAGTATAACCCGCCGGGGCCCTACTTGAAACATATGAAGAATCTATTAAAGATAAAACATTATTATCTCCATATGACAAGGAAGGAGCCGAATCTATAACTGTAGATAAGACCCCTGTTTTACTAAAAGCTCGTGCTATAAGGACTGACTTTGATGGCATTCCTATTCCCTTTTAATTTCTTTCAGCATGACATTACATATTTCTATTGCTCTATCATAGCCATTTCTAAATCTGTTTTTGCGATTACCATATCGTTTAAACCACTCTAAGCTATTTATAACTCCATGACGCTTATCCTCAGCAACATCAAAATTTCTTGCCAAGTCTTCATACTCGGATCTTAAAACTAATAGTTCAGACAGTGACATATTCATATAAATCTCTCCAGTTTTTCATTAAAGGGAATTGTTTATTATTCATATTATGACCATGTTCAATAAGAATGCTTTCTAATCCGAGCCGATCTCCAAGTTCGGCATTTTCTGTTTTATCTTCAAGCCAAATATATCCAGTATCTCTATATGGTTCCAAAACATCATCTTTATCAGCACCAGTATCTGCAAAAGAAAAACTACTAAATGCTGTTTCACCAAATAGTTTTTTAGTATTTTCAATCCGAAGAGCTTGAGCTGATGGATCAAGAGATAATGATGTAATCATATGAAAAGTAAATCCATGTTTACGATGAAGTAAATCTACATAATACATTGCATCACGTAGGGGAGGTAGAAAACCAATAGCTGCGGATTCATTAAAAGTTTGAACAACTAATTTTTTAGTTTGATTATCTAAATCATAACGCTCGCCCATATCATAAGCATTTTCTTTACCTGGAGCGACTGAATAACCTTTATGTTTCATCCAAAGATTAAAAGCAAATTCCCAGTTCATGAGAACTCCATCGCAATCTGTTAAGATTATCTTATTCATATTGTTAATCATACTTTATTCCTTTCTTTATATTTTGAACATATCACATTTTTAATGGTTTGTAAACCCCTAAAATGTATACCTATACTCATTATCTTTCCATATACAAAAGTATTAGGCTGCTCGAGCAGCCCTTGCATTTTCTAATCTTTCATATGTTTTGAGCCACTGTTCAGGAGATTTAATATGATTACTAATAGTAACTTTTAGTTTCAGAGCTTTGAATTGTTTCTTTAATTCATCAGCAGGCTTTCTACCTATAAAACGAGACACTAATTTAAGAAGGCAAATGCGAAATCCTACATCGTGATGCATATACCCAGCCACATGTGCAAGTTCGTGTAATAAGGTATATGAATTCATTCCATTTTTAGGACAAAGCTGTATCTTATTTACAAAGGCACGTCCTGCTGTTTTACCACGAAACCCGTTTGTTTCTAATATTGGTATTCTACGTCCCAATCCGCCGCAAAGTTGAAGCCAAGTTTTTGAATTTATGACTCGTTTCATAAATTTTTCGGCTTCTTTTAAATCATCAAAGTCTATAATATCGTTCTTACACTTTGCTTCAAAAGCCCATTCGGCTTTATATGTTTTTGTTTTTTGAGAATCTGTACCAAGAGTAATTCTTTTAGTATGAATAATGGATTTTTTATTTCTCTCATATTTAAGATAGGCGCTTATAACTTCATGATTCCATCCTTTTTGTTTTAGATGATTGTAAAGCGCTTTCTGATGTGAGTTAATAATCTGCATTATAGATCCTTTCATTGCCTACACTTATAACATACTACATTTTGTATGAAATGTAAACAAAAAAGAATCTAATAAAATAAATAACTTATAATTTTATGAATTGTATATATCTGTTAAATGTGTTTCAAAGGCTTCTACTTTTGATAACCGATTCGGCCAGAGAATATATTCTTTTTCCGGAT